CGTTCTTTACTGGTGATACTATCACCTCACCCTTCCAATTCTTGAAAGGTACATTAAAATTCTTTTTCATATTTCTTACTTTTTAATAATTATATTGCTATTTCCCAATAAACCAATTTACGTTCCAATTACTACCATCATATATTAATTCTGTTGTCTGGTTGTATAGACCCGAAGTGAAGCTATTTTTACAAACTTTGTGCCAACACATATTATTAAGTGATGATTTAATAACAAAGTTGTCACAAAGTTGTAGAAACTTATAATATTGACCTCTCTGAGGTTTCGCTGGAAGTGTAATAGTTACGACTTTGGTTACTATAACGAAACAATCCATCTCAGATAATGTAATACTCTTATTGACTTTTCTTGTCACAGGACGTAATCCGGCATACATTCCTCTAGATGCGCATATTGCAAAGTTACCTGATGGTTCATCGAAGAAGTTACTTTGTGCGCTCGTTCCACCTTCGGCATGCAATACTAAACATGCCTTAGAATCGTCTGGTCGGTACTCTCGGTCGTCTATCCTTATATCAGATATTAGATTACTAATACCATAAATTGGGGAGACACGCTTTGTAGTACCAATCCAGATAATTCTATCATTAGTTGTATGGTCAGTTGTGTGTGTGAAGAATAAACTATTCTCTGATAATTGCATTGGTTTGTGCGTGGTGTTATAACCATCGTCATATTCTAAGATTCCATTGTCTGTCAATGTGAATCTACCTATTCTTCCCGTTAACGCATAGATTGCTCCATCTTGCGTCACATGGAATGGAGCATTTTTAGCATTATCCGCACCAACAAAGAGAGGAGCATAGGTAGTATCATCTACCTTGCAAGCTTCCATATTCTCGGTATTTCCGAAATATCCAACCTTGGCAGTTCCATCCTCAGACTTCGCCCAAAGATGCTTAACCTCGATTTTATCTGCATCAATCAGGTTAGCATTGAGCTTGCCATCTTGGGCAAAGAGAGTAACTTTATCTTTATTGTATATAGTTACCTTATCGCCCTTAATAGCAACTTGATTTCCGCTAATAACAATACCAGCCGCAGCCAAATCCTTAACTAGCTGAGTAAAGTCTGCAAGCTGACCGATACTCATCTCCTTGTTGGTAATGAGCGTAACTTTCTCCCTGAATACCTCTTCATTGTCAGTACGTGCCTTGCGGTTGACACGCTGCGAGGCAAAAAGATGTACTACCTTTTTCATAGGCTGTTATCCTCCTTTTAATGAGTACTGATATAATTGTCTATAACATCCGTAGCTACAGCCTTCGCCTTCGTGCGCCAATCCTGCATGGCGTTATACTCAGCTTCGTGTTCCTCGTCATCGGCATCAAGCTTCTTGCCATCCGCAATTTTGGCAAGATTAGCGAAATGATTATTAATGATAGCTTGCATCTTATCTGTAGGATAAGCTGATGAGACGATTGCATCAACGACCTTACCTCGCTCCAAAGGCTGCTCGATACGGACAACGTAAGCGGCATAAGCCATTCGGGTAGCTTTTTTGCCTTCTCTGCTATCCATGCTGTTTTCCAACTCAACCTGCTCAACATCAAAGTTGATGCGAATAGTATTACCCTCATACTCAATCAGACTAGGTGAGTAATCAAATGTTGACTTTCTAATTTCCATAATAATATCCTTTCTTTTTAAATATTATACTTATGCTTTTGTTCCTACGATTCTGAAATCAGGGTTGCCGCTCTGATTCATTCTACGTAACTTTCCCAGAAACGGGAATTTATCATTATCTGAGCACCATTGCAACTGCTCAACGAGTTTTTTGTTGTTAGTAAAGAACTTAAACTTCTGTCCGTTCTCCTCAACGCTAACAACATTGCTCTTCCCTGACTTATGAACCTTGCTATCTACATCAAATTCGACATCAAGGAAAACAATAGTTCTCTCGGCAAAGTAGCTTGCACTCATCCTCTGACCTTCAAACATTCTCTTGCCGTTGGCATCTCTGTCCTCAATCTGCGGCATCTTAAAATCATCAAAACTATTCATTTTTGTTATCATTCTCCAAAGATTAAAACCATCGCAGTGCATCAACCAACCCTTGTAGCTCATAGCCACTTGGTATCTCCTCATAGGGTCTTTAAGGTTGTGCATCTTCTTTTTGAATTTCTCCTTCATGCGCTTTCTTAACATTGTATGGTTGAAGTAGAAACGGTATCCTACGAAATCGAGGAAATGCGTATCATCAATTATCTGCATTCCGATATTATCGTGCAACTGCTGGTGCATCACTTTATTAGCATATTCCAATATGAAGTTGAAGGCTTTCCATACTTCCTTCTTGTTTTTACCCAATATAATGACATCATCACAATATATTTCTACCTTAACATCAAATTTCCTACATACTAATCTACATAAGATACTCATGTAGAAATTGGTAAGGGTCTGAATAGGATATAGACCAATACCTAGACCTTTCGGTAAGGCAAAGATAACTTCATGCAAAAGCCTTCTAACGCCTTTATCAGTAAAGAAATCACACAGAGATTTGTATATCTCCTGCTGGTCTACGTTCTCATAGAATTTAACGAAGTCAAGTTTGCAATAGTACAATATTCCACATGACTTATTCTCGTCTATCCATCGTTCTGTTCTGCGCTTCGCATAAATCATTCCTCTGCCTTTTACACTTGCCCCACTCTCTATATAGAGAGCTCTTATAAGGTGCGGCATCAGAACTTGCATCAAGGCATGCTGCTCAACGTGGTCTGGGAAGTACGGAAGCTTATGGAGCTTTCTTACCTTACCGCAAGGGCATCGTCTCATACAATCGTGCCCTTCGCTAGTCTTGTAAGTTCCATCTATAAGACTTCTCTGTAATCTCAAAAGATTACCATTATAGTCTTTATCGAATATCACAACTCCCTTCTTGCCTTCCTTACCCTTGCGTGATTTACTTACCGCAATATTGAGGTTAGTCATATCACTGACAAGCTCTACTCTGACCTTTCTATGCTTCTTGCGAAGTTTAGCCTTTCGATTATACGCCAGCTCTTGTGTGTCCGTCATTTCTATATCAACCAATATTTCAAAAATCGCTTTCCTTATCAATAGGCTTTCTACACTATCGGCTCACTGGCTTTCGGCACATACGTACAACTGTATCACTTACTTGCGAGAGGGGACTCTGTTGTAGTCGGACATACCAAACTGCTCATACCCAACGCCTTTAATCTTCGCTCTGTCGGAATAAATATCCCTCCATCGAGACAGGTTCAATCATGTGCTCTCTCGTCCAAAATCTATCCCGTAGCTTTACGACTTGCGAGGAACAGTGTAAATTATATCGTCATTCTAAAAATAGAAATCTTGTGTAGTAATTCAAGCGAGCGCCGATGTTCGTCCTCGAGTTCGAGAAACCGTTGTTCGAGTTCGCATACGAAAGACCGCATCGCGACCTGTTGTTAGCGTTACCCCCAACGTTCAGCAGCTCCATGATGTATCACCTTTTCTTCACCCACTCCATGGTTGTAGAAAATCTTATCGCACGGAAATGGGTTGTTTATATTTTTGTGCTTCTGCGAATCCTATTATAAGGAGATTTCAACTTTGCAGTTTCAATCTTGCGTTTTACATTATTTTTATTAATTCTCTATTTCTGTCTAGCTCACTGGCAGATGTGCAGCCAACGCTAGGCGTTGGCTCACATAGCCATGAGCTCCGAACCGCTCACGATTGTCGGGTTTCCGTAGAAAGCCAAGCGAGCGCCGAAGTTCGGCCACGAGAACGAGAAACCGTCGGCCGAGCACGCAGACGAAAGACCGCATCGCGACCCGTAGGAAGCGTGACCCCCAACGTACAGCAGCTCGCCACTTGTCGAAGCCCAGAATCCATCGCAGTAGTACGTGCTATCACCGCCTCCTACTGCTTGCGGAAACGCATCCCAATATGCACCCAGTGTCTTTCGTGTAATAAACTCTCCATTAGCTGATGACGGAATGGTAAATTTTCGCCCATTTGCCGTATTACTTACCTGATTACCGCTATAGACAACAGCGTATCTGGTATCTCCATCCATGTAGAAACGGATTCCTGGGCGGAACTCCCAAAGCTTACCCCATAAGTCCTCGAATCCGAACAACTTAACAGGATATTGGTTACCGAGAGTAGCATCATTATATAGTATCTTTCCACTACCATCTCCGAGAGAGATACATTTACCCATTACAACATTACGGCATGCTTCCCAATTACTATGCTGAAATCCCGAACCGATAACTGATTGGCTATTGAGGTTACCAAAACTTACCTGATACAGTGCTTCTATAAGGCATTGAAATCCGTAGTTAGCAAGACCGAATTTAGAACCAAGCTTTTGTGCGCAAGACCAAAAGCTACTCATAGTCCTAGAATGCGATGGCGAAACGTTTGGTCTGGAATGTCCTACACTATTACCATCTACATACATTTCGTAAGCACCTACCCAATTAGGAGAATCGAAGGTTTTGCCACCTGAGATAGGGAATAGACCACCGAATTGCAAAGTCTTATTATCAGCCTTGAAATGGCAATCGGGAAGATGAACCATCGTCTCATACTTAGAGGCATCATCCACCTGTGTTCCGTCAGCAAAGAACTCCCAGTTACTAGGGTTTAGCTTTGCAGCATACACCTTGCCGTTAACTACCTTCATCATATATCCACCCATTGCCCTCTGATACATATCAGCCATGAAAGGCGTTGGCAGAGCGAATTTAGGATTAGAAGACTGCTCCAATGTGATTGATGGGTAGAAAATATTATTACCCATCATCTTCTGAAGGTCACCGAGGCTTAATCTACGAAGAGCACCATCGGCAACAATCAGAAAGGTCTGGTCGGCATTCATTGCCGACACGACTTGTTTCTCTGTTAATTTTACACCCATATATATTATATTTTAAATGTTACTAATCTATCAACGGATTGCCATTCTCATCAAGCAAGTAATTGTCACCTTCGTCAAGGAGATAGTCGTTGGCAGGTCTCTGTCCGTATTCTATCTGTTCTTCAAGATAATCGCTCTCAACATCGCCAAGACCAGATTCCTTGATTGAGAAGTAGCATGAATCTCCCTCTTGCCAAGACTTACTTGTGACGATATTACCGTTAGTTGCTTCGGTATGCCATTGCAATTCTACGATGCGGTTAGGGTATTCAACAACCCTTCCGTTGTACTCCAAAATAGCCTTGTTGCTTCTGTATATCTTACCCCATTCAATATCATTGCATACCATGAACTTAGGCTGTCCGAAAGAAGTATAGAACCTAGAAGCGGAAAATTGGAACTGAGCAACAGCCTTACCGTCTATTACCGCCTTGATGGTATAATTATTCTTCTCTACAAGTCTAAGGTCAAGCACAATCTCTGATGTGGAGATAGAGATAATCTCGTTAGGGCTTGAAGCAGACGAAGCGGACATCTTAGTCGTTCCACGATATAGCTCGATTGCAAATCCGCTTGTAATTCTATCCTTAGACTTATATACATCAATCGGAATATGACATTCATACTGATTGCCGTCAAAGCAAGCGTTTCTTGCTTCCGTAGATGCAGATATGATGTTATTAGCAACCTTATACTCGTAGAGTGCCAGTTTGTCAAGGAATGGGTTATATGATATATCAGTATCTTCCCGAATTCCCATACCATAGGTATCTGCACCCTTATCTGCCGTATACAGAGTGATAGGGTCAGCGGTGATATGCAATACAGAGTTCGTTCTGTAATCATACAGGTCAGCTTCGAATTGCAACTGCTGCTTATCATTACTTGAAAGATTCCTCTTTATAGTGAGTTTACCACGACTAGTAGTATTGCTCGCATCAATACTATACTTACCGCTCCAAGCATTAATCTTAGAGATGTCCTTCCATTCAGTACCAGTAGAAACCTTCCACACCATATTAGCAAGAGACATATTCGACAGCTTGCTATCCCATGATTCATCCTTTGCCGTAGCGTTGACTTGTGGATAAGCAACACATTCATATCCTTCCTGTGTTCTGTCTGGGAAGAATTTATCACCCGACATGGTCTGCATGAATGGAGACTTAGGCGATGCGCACACCACTGATACAGAAACGTCCAAAGGTGCGAATTTTCTATTCGCCTTGTTACTAACTATTGGCATAAGCGTTTCTCCTAATCTTCAACTGTTAAATAAGCATCTGCTGACACCGATACACCGATGATATTCTTGTTCTCGTCAATCGTATCAGCATTCCTTACAATGAATCCATCACTGACGTTCTTTGCCCAAGTCATCGTCTCCGAGCGTTTATTCTCGATGTTACCTTTGCTATCAGTATAGATAACGAAGGTAACATTACCAGTTATACTATTCGGTACTTTACCTGTCTCGCAGTTGGTAACGATACAGCGAAACGTCTGATTACTATCTTCATCAACCTGACCTTCTGAATTAAGGGCAATCTGATAAATATCAGAAATATCATCAATGCTGATACCTGTTCTATACACGGCAGCACCATCAACAACGAACTCAAGGACGAAGAGCTGATGACTATCTACATAGAGTTTGTCCGAATCTCCCGTCTTATCTCTGTGTATAGTGATACCGCTTTCCGGATTTGTGTAAGTTCCTGCAAGGTCTGTTCCGCTGCCACGATACAGATTAATTGTATAGGTAGAAACCTCTCCACCTGCGGAGTTAAACAGCCAAGGTCTGAGGATAGCTTGCGTCTGTCCCTTGCTTAATACCGTAGTATCAGCAGACACACCTCCGAAATAAGATGAGCCACCCAACATAGATACCAATATATCAATGCTTTTCTCCATTGGGTATATACTAGCTCCCAATACGGCATCGCCCGAATAGGTAAGAGTATCGGAATCTTGATTGACCTTAGATGCGAGGTCTGCGACAATAGAGAGAGAACCATCAGTATGATTAAGTTTGAATCTATTATCAACAGTCGAGGTCTCCCATCCAGTACCGCTAGAGCTGAATCCTAAATTTTTTCCGTTGTAAGCCCATGCGTGATTTGTCAGTGTTACGTTGTTTTTACGTGCAGAGCCAACAGATGGAGTGATGATAGGATGCGTTCCGCTTTCGCTCCAATTAGGTGACACGGTAAACGTATCTGGGTTCAAACCTTGAAAGAGTGGTACACCATTCGTTTGCAGACTGAGGGATAATGTGTCACCCTTCAATGTTCGTCTGACTGCTGCGGTTGCCGAAAGATGAATTTCTTTTCCCATATTTTTAATCTCCTATTTTTTAAACTTTAATATATTCTTGATGAATTTTTCCTGTTGTGGTCGTTGCTGTGAATACAAATTTCGCAGTATCACCCTTGCCCAAATCGTCTTCTGTTCCATCATTAGACCAGACAATATCTATTGAGCCATTGAAGTTCTTAACCTTATCCTTAGTCGCCCAAGCAGCATCATCTACGGAATCATCGGTTTTGCGTGTCACCTTCCATGAAGCTACTCCGTTTGTCACATCTTTATCGCCTAACATTAGCTTGCAAGTAACGTTGTGTGTCTCGCCTATAGCAATTCCGCTATTGACTATATCCGTATAGAGGTATAGCTTTGGTGTATACACGTTGGTGGTAGCCTTCCAATATGGAGAATCCTCAGATGGTTCATCTGTTGTGGTCTGTCCTTCTGGAGAGATACAGAGCCATCTTGTGCCAAGCCATGTAACCTCATCATAGTAGCTGTATTCCGTACCTTCCTTCCAATCACCACGATAGACGGGAGTCCAAATCTTCTCTCCGTCAACGGTGGTTATGTGGTAGTACTTTGACACGATGTTGATGCCGTTGAATCCTACATCGAAGATGGATTTGCCTTTAAGAGAATAGGAGTTGATACCTCGGTACATGGTGAACGTAGGTGCGGAATCTCCTTCGGTCTCCATCATCAGAAGGTGCTGTCGGCTTCTGTCACTTCTGTTACCCATGAGGACGATGGTATCTCCTACAGCAGGGTTATCCGAGCCTTCCATGCAGTTCTCCTTCGCTATCTGAATCCATGCGAACTTCTTTCCGTCATAGAGTTCGTGACCTTCGGCATCGGTGATTACCTCGTTCTCGGTTGACACCTTTGTGACAAGTCTCCAGTAATCTTTGTTGCTGACGTTCTCATAGACACCAGCCTTGATGTTGAACGTCTTGCACCTAACTTGGTCATCCACCTTGAATGAGTTGATAGTGGCGGTCGTTCCATCATCAGCGAGGAGATAGCATTTCCAGCCAATCAGCTCATTCGTTGTCTCGCTGAAGACCTCCTTAATGTAGCTTATCTTACCAGCAGCAGGGGAGAGGACGATGTTACCTCCAACGTAGCTGAGTTCACGTATCAAGAGGGTGTTGAAAATTGCCTTACCCCATACTATCAAGTCCGTGAGAAGCATCTGATACTTTCCATCACTTCTCTGCTTGATTGCAAATCCGCTCTGCTCAGATTCATTGAAATCGAGTGACTTTAAGAGATTCACCAACACACTAGAGAGGATAGCGTTTCCATTTGCGTCAATGCTGTAGGCGTTGTTATTGCCTATGAGAATGCCTTGCAAGAACTTCTGCACCTTCTGAAAGGTGATAGTACCGTTAGCAATATCATCGAACTGCTTAGATATAAAATTATCACTTCCGTACTTCGCAATGAGTTTTCTTAGCTGGGAAACGGAATATCCACCTCCGTTACCGCTACTTCCTCCGCTCGCAATAATTGTCTGTACGTCTTCTTTGAGCTGCGTAATAGTACCCTTAATTACTTGATTGCCTATTGTAATCGACTGAATAAAGTCGTAATCAATATTAGTCGATAGTTTCAATACTCTTGTCGCAAGCTCATATCCGTGTCCGTCCTTATACGTTACACTCTGACCGATTTGTAGTTGAGGGTTATCTTCCAAGAATACATCAGAATATGATTTAACCTCATAGTTATTCAAATCAGATAATAATCGAACAATCTCCTCTTTCGCTTTCTCTAACAATCTATTTTGAGCATCCTCATAATAGATAGTATTAGCCATTGCGATATTATAGAGTACCGTGATATTACACTTCAAAGAAGGTTTGCTTTCTCCACGAGGAATGAGCATTTCTGCTTCATTTGTAGGTATAATGACCTCATTATCCTCTTGATAGATAATTTCGTAATCACCAGCCAATACTGAGAAATTACTATCACTAACATCATCTGACGTATGCGAGGATGATGCCTCTTTATGATAGGTAAGTTCAAAGCCTACATATTCGCCGTTAGAGCCACGACCAGCAAGTGGAGTAGAAAGCGCACCCGTATTAAAGTTTGGTTCAAATGAGCATCCGATATTCTTACCATTGATAAGCAAATCATCTGTAACCTCAAAGTCATACCAATAATGAGTAACGCCATCATCAACTGTTGTATTGATAATTGTCTTTCCTTCTACTTTTTCTGTAGTAGGATAAGCCAATCTCATATACCATACTGTAAAGGTCTTATATTCCTTAACCGAGCCATCAGCATTATAAGAAATAGGTATTTTCTTATTATTATCATCAAGCACATACTTAACTCTCCCACGCACATTATATACATAGGTATTGAGTGAAGGGAAAATCTGAGAAAAATCAAGTACCTTTGTAAAGAGAGGTTCTTTCGTTTTATCCGCTCTAAGGTCAAGGGTAGAATACTTATCAATAGAGTAGGAGCGTTCCTTTCCGTCTATTAATATTGTACCATTGCCCTCATCTAATTGCAGACGAATATCGCCAGATGAAACATTCTCACCCTTGCTATTAACCTGTGTGATATTTCTTGTGCCGCCGAAGATAGAGAAAGCGTTATAGTAGCCTTCTTTGCTATTATTGATACTTGGTACACCTACATTCTTTCCAACCTCTAAAACGACAGGAGTTGCGCCGATTAAGACCTTACCGATGTAGATAATTTCATCATCATAGTCAATATGCCATTCGCAGTTATCTCCAATAGCATTTGTAATTGCTGTAAGTGCAGAAATAAAATCATTATCGCTGAACGATACGTTGACAGTATTTGCCGTTACATTTGAGAAGATAACTTTCCATCCGCATTCGCCAAACATCAAATCCTTATTAAGGAAATCTGCAATCTTATCACTGAGAACGGAAGTTGTGCCAACGAAAGACCATACATTTTGTTTTACCTCTACATTCTGTGAATTACGAGTATAGATAAAAAATGGGGTCTTCGATAGAATCATCTTCGGATGCTGGAATTGAGGAGTGTACTTCCAAGAGCATTCATCTGATTGAGTAGGCTCATACGATTCCAAGAGAAGGAACTTCCTAGTAACCTCTCTTACCTTATCTATCTTATATGTATAATTGATATATGCACCAACGGGCAGAATAACCTTCTCGGCAGCGGAGAAAGAAAGAGAAATGTAATCAGACTTAGACATTTCCTGTTCTCTCTTCGCTGCTGATGTTACTTCTGCTTGCATCAGCAATTTATCGTTTATATCATATATCTTAATCATAACTTAATTCTATCATTCGGGTTGTACTCCGTTAATTTGAGTACAAATTTACCTCTTTTTAAGCCATAATCACCAAACTGCAAACATTGTGTGTAAACAAGTTTAAAAACCCTCTTTAAGCGTGGCACTTTCATACAAAACTCACCTGAATAAGCTATCTTATCAAGGAAAGCCTCATACTTCTGTAAGTAATCTTCTTCTGAACTACCTTCAAGGAAGAAAGAGATACTTACTTCACGCTTATCTTTCTTTGCATACTTCGATGTAGCGATAACCGATTGCCCATGTTCCAATCGGCTATCGTTAGTTACATAGCTTTTTACTGGGGCAGGGGTTAGCAGAGCTTCTCGCCAACCCCTTACCAATGTAATACCGAAAGTATCAAGGTCAATGTAAGCAGAATCCGCTTCATCGACCAATTTAATAAAAGCATCATTCTTCATAACTTAATACTTATCCTTCATTAATTTATACATACTTGCGATGTCCTCACGTATCAATATAATAGGTGCAGTATTCTTATTGATTGCTTCCAACTGCTCCAACCCCTGATACTGAATATCTCGCATTTCTGAGATATTATTATATATCTGCGCAGCATAGATGCGCAAAAAAGATACATCTATAGCGATAGCCTTACGAACCTCATTGCCTTGCTCTTGTGCAATCTGTACCGCATAACCGATGCCGATAAGGCTGCTTGCTTGGTCTGCGGTGATAGCCTCAATACCCTTGCCCGTTGCCGTCTGCTGAGATTGCGCCTCTTTATACCCTGTTATTGCAGCAATATTATCTCTTATCTTCAAACCTTCATCAACGATGTTATCATACTCTTTTTTAAGTATATCCAAATCGTCATTAGAGAGCTGTCCTTGCTTCATCTTATCTGCCCATTTTTCATAAAGGGTTTTAAGTCTCTTATTAGCAAGGTCATCAACGGCAAAGTTAAGCATAGACTTATTGAGCATCGTTGTGAAATCATTTGCGAAATCTTGCGCCGATTTACTCATATCCATAAGATTGCTGATAAAGTTGTCCTTTAACGAATCGAAGGTTGTCTGCGTAAGATTCTGATTGATTTTATTAGTCAACTCTTCAAGCTTCTCGGCAAGGTCGGTATAATTCTCCCAATATTCGGTTTTATCATATTTACCTTGGTCGGTCATATTCTTCCATACATCTTGGTTGTATGTGCGAATATCCTTCATCTGCTCTGGAGTGAGCTTATAAATATCCTCCAAAGAACTTACCTTGTTTATCGTAGAATTAATATAGCCTCCTCTGACCGCTGACTGTTGTGCTAACGTGCGATTGATAGCCGCATAGTCCTGTGCTGACAGATTCCAATAATAAGCGTTAGAGTGGTGCGAGCCGTGGTAACCCATCTGTGATTGAAGAATTTCCATACTCTGCTTATTGATTTGCTTCTGTGCATCATAGGCTTTTTGATAATTGCTGACGGCACTCATTCCCGAGGTCTTATCAATCGAACTCTTCAACTGCTCAATAGAGTATTGCAATCGCTCGTTGGATTCTGTAAGGCGATTTGTAGTCTCCGCAACCTCCTTCGCATTACTTCCATTGCCGATACCAAGAGCACTACCAAGCGATTTGATAGCCCCTACGCCGTTGATAGCTGCCCCGATATAGTTGCCCGTAGCAAAGTCTGATGCCGCTTGCGAACCCTTATTGAAGGCATCTGCACCACTTTTAAGCTTCTTTCCAAGGTCTGAATCACCGAAACCGAGAACATCAATCAATTCACTTGCTTCTTGTAGCTTTTTAGCAACGTTACCGATGCTTTCTGCCCATTCATTAGCAATCTCCTTAATTGACTTTCTTGCCTTATCTTGTGATATATTTGCATCCTCTTGTGCCTTCTTTACGTCCTTTGTTGCCTTTCCGACTTTTACCTCAGAAACAGCGAGCTCATCAAAGAGTTTCTTTAATTTTTCAAGCTGTTCATTACTGAGATTCATCTTATTCTCATTAAAGAGTGCGCTCTTGTTCTGAGAGGTTATCTTATTTGTGCTTACAGATACACCCGTTTCAGCAAAGACTTTTTGTATAGCAATCCTCGTAGAGGACTGTCGTTCCTGTGCATTATATTGCTCAACTGTAGCTTTTCTTAATCGCTCTTGTGCGTCAGCAGCCTCTTGCAAGAGACGATTATATTCACGCACCTTCTCGTTAGACCATCCCCACTTATCGGTCTGCTCTGAAATTGCATCATCAATCTTACCAATCTGTTCAGATACAACCTTCATATCATCAATATCAAGAGTACCCGAACCGAGAAGGTCTTTGAGCTTTTTTCTTAGGTCTTCGAGATAAGATTTACTCAATCTTCCCATATCAGAGAAAACAGAATCCCAGTTAATAGAATCCTTGAAATTATTGAAGTTGAGCTTCTTTAGCTGCTCTTCAAGGTCAGTTTTCAACTTTGCTTCCTCGAAAAGATTACCTTTAGCCCTTGCTTCTTTAATTTTCTCGTTATACTCCTCAACGATGGCGAGCTTCTGCTGTTCGAGGTTACCATACTCCTTCAGGTATTCACGATATGATTTTAATTCATCAGCATAAATCTCATTATTGTATGATTCTACAGTCTTCTGTTCAATGATGGTGTACTGCTCGGTAATCTTCTGAATATTCTTTGAATCAAGATGTTTCTTATCATCCCAAGTCTCAGCCTTACCACCCTTTGCCTTGATAACAGATTGCTGTGCGTCAAATTCAGCTTTCTGTCGGTCACGCTCTGCCTTGATAGCTGCATTCTTTCGTTCTTCAATCTGCTCAATTTCTTTGGATAGCTCTCTTTTGCGCTCGGCAATAACCTTCTCTTCGCCTTCTTTCATCGCCTTAATCTTTGCATCGGTTACCTCCTGTTCCAAAGATTGCCAAGCTTTTGCTCTCTCATAAGCATTCTTATAGATAACATTATCAAGCTTCCCCTCTGCTGAATTAATCTGCTTTTGCTGAATAGCATCCTTCTTTGTATCCGATTTTGCTTTATTCGCTAGAGAACGTTTTGCTGCTGCCTCTTGTCTGATGAGCATTCTCTGTTCACTATTCTGTTGAACTTGCGTTCTAAGAACCTGCATTCTAAGCTCACGCTCAGCGGCAATATTCTCCAAAGATTGAGTATGTAATTTAGCTTGCTTCTCATGTAACTCAACGAGCTGTTGCTGCTGCTTTATCTGAAAATCGTATTTCTGCTTAACAAGAGCCTTTGCCTCCTCAATGGCAGCGATTTTCTCCTTTCCTTGTAAGGTATATATTTTATTTCTTACCTCGGCAATTTTTCCATCAAGTTTGAGCTGAGTTTCCTTATTCTTATTGATAGCGATTTGCGTTTCTTGAATCTTACCTGCAAGGGAAGCCGCTTGCTCTGCCTTTGTAAGTATTCCATTGAATGCCGCTCCTAACTTCTTTGATAAATCTTCATTGGTAAAAGCATCATAAGCGGTCTTAACTGCGCCTATTGCACCTGACACACTCGTTTTAAATGCATCAATAACAGTTTCGCCAGCACCCTTAATTCCATCCCAAGTCTTTTTAAGACCAGCAGTAAAGGTGTCCCAATCCATATTTAATACACCTTTTATGGTCGTTCCAAGACCACCAATAAGGTTCACCGCAGCTTTTACGGCGGTTTTGAACGTCTTCACGAAATTGTTTCCGAAATCACGAAGAGGAGCGTTTGGCTTAGTGAAGCACTTGTACAAGTATTCTCCGAAGATAATCACAATATCAGTGATAGACTTAGCAAGAGAACCAAAGTATGCCATCAGCTTTGTATAGACTTTCTGACCCTCTGCGGATTTAGTCATCCAGGTATGCACCGCCTTGAAAGCAAGAGCGATTGCAGCAATTACCGCACCTACTGGTGTTGCGCACATTCCCCACAGAGCTTTTGTTACAGATTTAATAGCCGTAAGAGAACCCGTTACGGGAATACCAAGAGCCTTGAAAGCTTCGCCGACCTTACCAATCTCACCTTGCAACTTACCATTGGCAGTCATTACATTGATGATTCCGTTCTTAAAGTTATTTAGTCCAGACTTTGCTTGTGCGAACTCCTCACTAAAACGCTGACCGATGGAAGAACCGCTTACTTTTGCTTTCAGCTCATCAATAGGTTGAGTTATTTTGTCTTTTATGCTCTGTCCGAAATCGGAAATCTTCTGCCAGCAATCAGAAATCTGATTGCGCAATCTACCAATAAAAGTCTCTTCGTTCTTCTCACGGATAGCCTCTTGCAATACAGATATATTATTCTTTGTCTTTTCAATCTCAGACTGTAGTTTCTGTAAGTCTTCTTTCTGCTTTTCTCCAAGCGGCTTTCCATCCATCTTAGAAGCTTCTGCTTCTAAATCTTGCAATTTCTGCTTACTCTCATCAATCTTAGAAGTCAGTTCTGATAATGATGTGTCCTCAACATTGATTTTAACAGTTGATGTTGCATCAGACTGAACGATGGTTGAACCGCCCTGAATCTTATTCGCAGCTTCGAGAAGAGCATTGTATTGCTGAAGGTCTGCATTAAGTCGCTGCTGTTCTGTTTGCCAATCATTGATTTTTAATTGAAGGGCATCAATATTTTCCTGTGCTTTCTCTATAAGCCTATTGTAGTAGTTAGCACCATTTCCTGTTTCGTTATCCGCAGCAGAAAGATTGTTCATAGCATTCTTATAGCTCTCAATCTTTGATTTCTGCACTTCTATTTTCTTCGTTGCTTCCTCGATATTTTTAGCAAAATCAGTTGCATCAAGCTTATTTTGAATATCTTCAATAGCCTTCTCATACAACTTCATATCTGCTTTCAGCTCCTTTGTGCTCTCGGATTGCATTCGTTCAATCTCAGCACGACCCGAAGCAACGGAAATATATTGCTGCAAAGCTTCTGTCAGATGTCTAGTTGCCTCTACGTTCTGATTTTCCGCTTCGGCATTCTGTGTTGCCGCCTCGGCATTTGCTACGTGAGCTGCTGCTTCTGCTGATGTGGCGGTTGCTGCCGTTGTAGCCGTAGCCCCTACAGCAATATTCGTTGCGGATTGAACACCATTTGCGTTTGTGCTTGCAACAGAGAAAGCACTTAATGCTTGGTACGCACCATTTACTTGAGAGATAGAATTTTTGACCCCATCATAAGATTCAACGAGGTTTTTTACATCATCTTTCGACAACTCCAAAGAATGCTTTTGAGCATCAATCTGCTTGGTAAGCGAACCGAATGCCTCTGAGCCTTTTTCAGTCTTAGCTAACTGCTCGTTAAGTTTACCGATAGTACCTTCAATGGTTTCAACTCGTTTATTGGCGGTATCAATCATTTCAGGTACTAACTGAATCCCCTTCGTAGCTTCATCCATAGCAGATTTAAGAACCTGCATAGCCTTGGTAGTCTTAGTCGCAAGGTCTTCATCGGATTGCACCACATCGTTAAGTGCCTTATTCATTTTCTGAGATAAGGCTTCTGTATCAACGCCGACACGGTTCAAACCATCACAAAGCTTATCAAGTGATGCTTGAATATCGGAAATATCCATCTGTCCGCTGATTCCAAGTATTTCATCTGCTGCTGCCATATTGTTTGCTTATTTATGTGATTATTACATCAAGCCCATAAAGAAATCATTAGCAGAGATTGGCTCATCTATCTTATGATACTCTTTTTGCGGCTTCTTTTGCTGTCTGCTACCTTTTTTCGGTTCTTCCTTGGTATTTGTATTAAAGGACGGAATCGAGCGGTTAAGCAGAATAATATTAATGTATGAGCGATTAAATACGACCTCCTCGTAACTCATACGAAAGTACTTCATTACTTGTCCGATTGTTGCCCACGGGGAGTCGTTTTCGGCTCCGTCATTATCTTCGTCTGAGTCAGGAAAATTATAGAGGTTAAGAAAAAATTTGCATTAAACGAACCGCTGATAAACTTCACAAGCTCATTGAATGCCATAATACCAAGGTGCTTGCGTATATATCGCCCCCATACCTTGCGTGCCCACTTCTTGCGAAAGGCACACACTATAAAAATCTCACTCATTAAACGAGCTGTCTCAGAGTGCTCAAACAAAAGAGGGATTATATTAACTTTATCGCCTTCCTTCCATGTAGGTTCTTTGATAGAGCTACCGAATACACCCATTTCGTAAATTTGCATAAAAGTAAGCGGCTTCACTCTAAAGCGAAACTTACCAACCTTAATCTTTACAGATGCCTCGGCAAGCGTCTTTGCTACCTTTTCCTTGTCTGATGTTTTCATATCAAAATATGTTTTATAACATAAAAAAGCGGTGCGGCTTGGGAAAGTTCCCTTACCTCACCGCCTTTTGAAGTTTAATTTTAAATCATATAAAAAATAAAAGCTTTACTTACTTTTTAATAGCCGCAGCACTAATATCCTTTGTGAGAATATTACGATGACCGCTCTTCTTGTCACCATTTGCATCGAATACCGCCATCTGACGGAATTCAATGTTAAGATTAGGAAGTCCACTCTTACCGATAGAACCACTGCGAGTGATTGTTAGTTTCATCTTAGACCACTGGAAGGTACGAGAAGGAATATCATCCAAATCTTTTGTTACAATCTGTACAGCCTTGTAAATCTCTGTTTCTTGTGGAAGCTCATTCAACCAAGCATTCTTACCAGCACTACCAGCATCCTTTGTATAACCAAGAAGCTTCGTGAAGTTATCTTCTGAGAAATCGTATGTCTGCAAGGTAAAGCCCTTTGTTGCTGCTGATGTGGTCAGTACTGCGTAAGGGTCTTCTGAATCCTCAATCTCTACATCCGATGTCTGTGCTGCCTGGTCGTTAAAACTCAAGCTACCAGAAACGACAGCCTTAATTTTGTCGCTCCATTCTGTAGGATAGCCGCCATTTTCGACACAATCGGCAAAACTGAAGCTTTCCAAGCCATATACACCATTCTTTGCCATAATTTTATTCTTTTAAATTATTATACGTTACATTAAATTTCATATTGACGTAATAAGTGTTATCACTATCACGAGTTGGGCGAGAGATAGAGTAGAAATCGAAGTAGCAGCCACCAAGGTAAGTACCGTCACCAAACAAAGAAAGAATCTTCTCCGAGTAATCAGAGAGTTTCTTTATGTTAGGTAAGTTAGATGAGGTCTTAGGGCAATGAATATTCAGATTCACTACACCCTCATTAATGGCATCACTATACACAAAGGGAAGATGATTGATGGCGATATAATCACCAATAGCCAACTTCTCGGGTATCTCATACTTAAAGATACGCTTTTCCTCTATGCCTATTCTCTCAACATTATCATTGAGATACTTAAATAATGCCGTAACGGCTGTATCACCGAGTATCATATCTAACTATCGCTTTTAATCATTTCAGCTACTTCTTCAAAAATCTTCTTCATTTCGTCACGAAGGAAATACTTAGTAAGATGTAAGACATTGTAACCTTTATCCTCTACATATTTTCCGTAGTTCATGCCAGCCACAATGACGAGAGAGTACCCTTTGGGTGCTACTACACCTTCTTTCTGTGCATACTCGTTGAGTGCATTTCCACGAAATTGCATAACATTATCCATAGAAAATGGATTATCATGCACTTTCCCTTTTTCATCCTTATACGTAGGATTATAATCTTCACTTACCTTAGAGGTTAGAAGTTCACCATCAAAGTATAAGGCGAAAGAAATTGAGTTCTTCAAGTTTGCAGTTCGGTCTTTATATCCCTTATTGTTCTTTGAATAGGTGACCGCTTCTTCGGCAAGTTGGGCTAAACGTGTATTAAGCGTATTAATCACATATTGCCTCTTTTCGTTCAACCTTTTCTGTAAGGCTTCACGACCTTTGATTTGTAATTCAACCTTTGCCATATTGCCGCCTATTAGAGCCAGATTCTAAGATAGCGTTTCTTTAAGGTTACGAAGCCTTTAACCTCCATTTCCTTATCAATCGTGCCATCTTTCTTGGTTATCCAAACCTTTTCGCCTTCCTTCGGTATGAGAGGGTATTTTGCTTTTGAGAGAGGAGCATAGATTTCGTGCGAATACACGTACTGCTGCCCGTCTACCAGAGTAATAATCTTTGCCTGCGAATTAGGCAAAATAACGCACTTTCCAAAGGTTTGCCATTCTCCTTCGGGTTGTTCGATAGGATTTCCGTCCTCATCAAAGCCATCTTGTGGAGCACCTTTTACTTTAAGTATATCTTCAAAGTTCATACGCTATCTATTTGATTACCATACCTTCACACTCTGAACCCAATAATCATCAGAAGTACTATCAATAACAAGGTCAGCATCCAATCCAGCATCCTTCGCAATAGATTTAATCATCTTGTCAATGAGATTCTTGTCGTTCTTGTAACTCTGAGAGATACCGCCAACATTCTCACTTGATAATGGATTCATCTTGTAGAGGATACGCATAGCCGCATAGGCTACGGGTTTCTTTACCGCTACAGAGTATTCATCAGCCACGGATGCCGTGATGCTAAACTTATCAGTAGCATCAATAAACATCTTCTCCAAGGTCTCATCTGAGGTAGAGAAAGGCTGAATCTCGCTTGCTATGGCTTCTGAAATTGTCATGCTAATCTTGTTATCTTATGAAGTTTCACTTATTAAATCAATATATCCATAACTGAGGGTCAGTGCATTAAGCACCAACCTTCAAGATAAAGAAGTCTTCGATACCATCGAATACTGGTTGCATCCACATTTCGTTGGTAAGGTGATAACCCTTCTTATCTCTCCAATAACCGATAAGGTTGTTATCGTATGTAGAGTAAGAAACGCCATCAACTGGGTCGATAGCCTCCAAGCACTCTGCGCACTTAGGTACAGCCACCTTATCGGCACACATCGCAACAACTCGGTTATCTGGGATAAGGTTAAAGACTGTCTTGTTAGGCAGCTCAACAAACTTATCTTCATCAATCTGAATTGTTGGCAAGAGGATAGAGCGCAAATAGATATTCATCTGGTCAACGCTAATCATCGGTGCAGTAGGATTGATGGTAATCTGACCGAGGTTCAAGCGGAAGGTGTCCTTAATCTCCTTTGCTTTACACATTGCGAAGAATGTGTTCTCAGACATACGAAGACGCAGAATCTTACGACCCTTCTTGCGAGCCTCGTCCTTCAACTTCTTAATATCCTCAATAGGAGTAGCGTTCACCTCACCCCAATTTGTAGTAGCAGAGAGCTGCTTGACACCCAAATCAAAGGTATAAGATACGTTAGCCTTAGAGTTATTGGTACGTGATACAGTCTGAGTACCCTTGAACAATCCCTCGAAGTACAACATATCAATACGCTTATGAGGAGAGATAACCGCCAACTCAAAAGGTTTGAATGAGTACTTGATAAGTTCATCGTACTTAGCATTGAGCTGTGACTGTGTATAACCGCCACGTCCCGACATATCATTAAACTTACCCTCCAAGAGGTGCATCTGTTCGAGGTAATCGTTATCGAGCTCCCACTCATCGGCAATACGACCGATAGAGCCAGTAAGCTGCCCCCAATCAGGCATGGTATGCAATGGACGCTCTGCGTTCTTAGCGACAACAGAACCAACCATAGCAGCAGCATAGGTAGCCATATTTGCCTGATATACCTTTGCAGCACAATACTCAACAGGCTTCAACTCGTTCTTCCACTCAGCCTTGTAGGTGGAAGTCTTCATGTATTCGTCAATGTAGGTCTGAAAAGACTTTGGGTCTTGCAGATTTTTCAAAATACTATTCATAATCTATAATCTCCACTTTTAAAGGTTACTGAATCTTGAACAAAGCGATACCATTTGCTCTGATACCTTCCTTAATCTCATCATTGATAGGATAAGGGAGTGAATCTTCCTCTACCTCCATTACCTGTAAGGTAGGAGTAGCTGCGATAGAAGACTCTTGGTCTCTTACATCGAGAGTATCGTATGAAAAGCCAAGAAGTACGTCCTTGGTCTTATCGTAATCCGATACAATCGCATTTGCGGCAACTTCGTTAGCGAGTTCTGATACAGTTAATGTATCTACGCCATCGGAAGAAGTAATTGCCGAAATGGTCGCACCAGCAATCTTATCATTAACCTGGAATAAAGAACCACTAGCAATCTTTAAGGTTGTAGCAGTCTTAACAGCCCTCTCTGTAACCTTTGCAGTCTTTACAACCTGCGCTTTACCACCAGTTACAAGTCTGAGAACTGTACCCTTCGCTACAAACTTTAAAGTAGCTGGAAGGTTGGTGCGGTCGAGGTCATAACCACCCTGTCGGCGAAGGCACTGCTCTTCAAGCCAAAGTGCTTCCTTGATATCCTCTGGCTTGGTTCTATGCAAAAAATAGCCTCTGTTTGACATAATTTTCTTCTTTTAAAGAGTTTAACATAATTCATTGATAATGCCTTACTCCTTTGGAGCATTACGCTCCGAGAAGCCTTGCATTTTTGTAATGAAATCATTCTGCTCGTCTTCGGGAGAGGTTGCCTTGGGCGCTTCAACAAAACTGCCGTTTGCTACAAGCAACTGCTTCAATGCAGTCCAATCATCGGCACATTGCTGTGCGAGAGTTTCAAGATTCTCTTCCTTGTCGAGCTGATAACGTGAACGGAACTGCTGCGGAACGTCCTTCAATTTTTCGCTCTTACCGAAAAGGTCATCAAGACGTGCTCTTTCTTCCTTTTCCTTGTATGGAGCAATGGCGGCGGCTACAGCTTCGCTAACTGCTTTCTGGGTACTCTTGGTAGCCTCGGCAATCATCTGCTGAACCTGCTCTTGCGTAAGCCCTGTTGGAGGTACTGGAGGGGTAGGAGGAACTGGTGGAGTAGGCTTATGGTTAGGGTCGTTAGGGTCAATCCATCCATCGAATTTCTTCGTTGTTTCACTGACCGCACGATTGAATGATGATTGCATCATACCAACATAAGGTTCAACTGCCGAGATAGCACTCGTTACATCCTCGTCCTTTGACTCATCTGTTAGACCACGACTTGCAACAATCAGGTCAACCAGCTTTGAAAGTTCATCCTTCTTCAAACCATACTTTGCAAATGATGTTTTGGCAGAAGCAAGCACTTTTTCTTTTATTGTCATAGTAATTCTGTTTTAAACGTTAATAAATAAATAATTTCCGATTGCAAAATTACTATTTCTATTAGTAAAATAATAATAAATAATAGAAGCTGTGTAAACAAATGCTATTTTTGGCGATTTTCTTGCGGTCTAAGCGGCTTTCTTTTATTTTGTGTATAGTTATTAAGAAACAAAAATAAAAGGCAAGATAGCCAATATTCTTGGATATTTTGCCTTGCGTTGTATCATATCTATCTTTGCCTTAACCTTCTTCGGATTCCTTTCTATATAAATCGGAATCTACACATAGCATCATAAACCTTCTTCGGAATTTTATCCTTATATTTTTCTGCAAGGCTCTTTATATATTCCTCTTTATGGGATTTATATACATTAAATGCTTCTTTTTCTGTATTAAAAGTACCTAAATCGTATCTTTTTGAGTTTATATGGATGTATGCTTTAAATTTTCTTCCGTAACATATAACACCTGGAGCGTATTTCTTTACAATATTTCGCTTTCGCCTTTCATAAGCTCTATTTATCTCTACAGGGATAAAAGCGCAGTTTTCAGGCGAATACACTTTATTCCCTGATTTTAATACATCTTTATCTAAAACATATCCATCAACATAATTCTTATCAAACCATTTCTTAAAAGCACTAAACTGTTTCCATTCTTCACAAACACGACATCCAATATAGGCAGGCTCTCTTTTAAGGTAGCCTTTATCATAGCATCTAATAAGCATACTTACCCATATAGCATAAGACCTTATGTAAACGCCTTTATGTCTTACAGTGCCTCTATAATCATTTATACCAACGCCATATATTGGCTTATAGTTCTGTTCTTTTGCACACAGAGGACAACCCTTGCCCTGTAAATGAATATTTGCCCATTGCGTAAATACACCATGTATAGGACAGCATATATCTATCTTATGTCTATTATTTATATAAACAGTATTCGTGTAGTCATATTTATCCCCGTGTACCTCGTGAGCTCTTTTGAGAAAAATTTCTCTTGTTAGTAACTTTCCCATTTTTTGCTTTGCTTATTAATTGTTCTATTTTCTTAATATCTCTTGCATCTTTGTTTGTGATATTAAATAAACTATATCCAAGTCGCCTTATACCTTGGCTTCGATTTTTATCCTTTCTTCTCTGTTTATCTGTAAAATGATAACCACCATTTATCTCTATAACCAACTTTATCTCTGGTATATATATATCAGCGAAGTATAGCTTTCTGCCCGTGACTATCGGCTGCTGTGGTATCACCTTATATCCTAACAGAGTACAGATTTTCGCCGCAGCCTTCTCCGCATCGGTTGTATGTGAAAGTAGGTCGCAGCGAATCTGATATATGAGTTTCTTGGATAGCATTATTTATAATACTTTTTGAAATTTTCTTCGTTTGCGAAGTATTTTCCTGTATTAGATGTTACTTCTTGCTTGAATTTTTTAACGCCATTAGCTAGTTTATTAAACTTATCTTTTGGCATAGCACTCTTAATAATAGATACGAATGCTTCGTGCGCTTTATCTGTTACATTCGGCTTTAATATGGCATTAAAAATGCTTCTATCATCGCTGAAATTTATATTTCCAGAGATATTTTCTCCATGATTTATCGCACTCATAATTTTCGTTACATCGTACGTTGCATTTTTGAGGAGTTGATGCAAATCTTGTTTATCATATTCACTCAAATTGCTTATAGCACTATTTGGCGAGTTTGTCTTCAAGACTATATTTTCATTTGTCCCTCACCCGATTGCGCTCTGCGCAAAGGTTCTGCTTGCGGCAGCATTTGCGCTGCTCACGGTTCTTGTACCGCCACTTGCCTTACTCATAATCTTTATATTTTTAAATGTTAAACTTATTTTTTCGATGCAAAGATACTATTTATATACCAGATATTGAGTACCTTTGAAACTTCCCGTCTAAACTATTTACCCATCTTCTCCGCTCTTTTTCTTTCCAATCTTTAAAGATGCTTGATATGTCGCTTCTTCTTTTGCTCTCGCTGCGCAGGTGTTAGCATAAAGTAAGCCTGCGTCTTAGTCATTACCTTAATGATAACGTCTTGCACCTTCGAGTATTTCATTTGCTCTTCTTTATCATATCTATCTCATCCTGTAGATAGAAGATTGCTTTGCTCAAATCCTGCACTCTCTGTTCTCGCTCTGAAAGGTTCATTTCCTTCTTTCCCTTGCGTAAAAGATACTTTACTGCCGAGCCGCAGTTAAAATCAAGGTGTCGGCAAATATCAATCGGCTCTATGCCGCAGAGTTCCTTTAGCCAAGCGTAATGGTTAGGGTGATTAACCATTTCTTCCTTTTCCTCTTTGATTGCAGTTCCGTTTTTTACAATCTCTTCAAACGGAATCGGAATATCTATCTCAAAAGCATTTTTATCCTCTACCGCATTGCATAAAACAGTTGCGTTTAATACTTTCACTACTTTTAATTGCAAAGGGTAGATACCACGAAAACTATAGGCTTTACCTCTAATCTTATAGATATACTCTGTTACATCACAGACCTCATCCTTTATGACCTGCTCTGGTTCTATAGACAAGGTAAACACCAACCCCTTACGTATCTTTATTGATTCTATCATAATTCCTACTTTTTTTAAAGTTTATTAACTGCTGATTCCTGTAACAATGGATGCATACATCTTACAACCCTTGCTTCTGTATTATTTTTCTTCTGATACCTACAAAGATTGCATTCAATAGCACCGACTTTATTTAGAGCGTGCGTATATCGACCACATTCACCGAAAGGGCAATCTGTTGCATATTCAATACCGCCGTGAATAAACTCACGTACCTCATACTTAATTGCCGTATTCGGCTTCTTTTCTTTCTTTTGGTATAACATTTTATCTTATCTCAATTTTGATTTTATAAATCGACTTCTGCTTCAAGTTTTCCGTGCCATCAAGCAAAAGATGAGCAATGATGTCATCTACGGATTCGCTGATAGCTCTCTTCGTATATTCGTGATAACTGCCGTCTTCTTTTTCTTGATAGACGTTTACAGAGCCAGAGCTATTATCTGTGACAATAACCCCATTATCGGCGAACTCTAGCTTAAAATTAAGTTTTTCCATATAATTATTTTTTTTGTTCCATGAAATGTTTTTGTTGTATTAACATCATTCTTGTAATCAGATTCTGCATCTTTTCAATAATGAACTTCGGGGTTTCCGAAGTTCTGATAAAGAAAGGATGCTTTCCTCTCTTATGCTTATTGAAGAACAATGTATCATCTTCACCCTCTATCTTTACAGCAATCATGTACTGACCGATGAAGAGGTGAGCACTTCCCTCTTTTCTCTTTCGAGGTGTAGTGTACTTAATGCCGTTCTCATCTAAGAAAGACATCAGCTTCTTTAATTTCGTTTCATTTTTCATCTTGCATATCTCCTATAGTTTAGTTATCGCTTAACATTTTCTCAACCTCATCATCGTATTTATTTCTTTTACACCAAGTAGTGAGGTCAAAGATTACTTCCGCATCCTTTCTAAAGCTTTTGTATAAGCTCAGATAGTTTTTCTTTGTTTGTGCGTTAGCCTTTCTCGCCTCGTGAAAAAAGGCAAAGTAATTCTTAAAATATTCAGAATGTATTGTGATAATATCGGCATCTTCGCATTTTTGCATCATAAACAGCGTTGCTTCTACGATAACGACTGCCTTTGAAGCGCAATAGATGTGATTCATTTCATTTGCTACAACTTCTCCGTTCCTTATAATGATAACTGAAAATTTTCCTGTTGCGAACTTATCTTCATAATCACAACTTACGTAGCACTCATATCCAACAAGTTCTTTTGCTGGCGTGAGGTAAGTATCGAGCCAATTTTTCTTTTTCTCCATTTTGTATCTCCTGTGTTATTATATAATCGGGTGGGGGCGTATGTGCGCCCGTTAGTTAATTCTTTCTTGGGGCTGTCGCCCATATAAGGGAATAAATTAAATTAAAGCCCTCATCCCTTATTTTATTATTTTTGATTTTACATAAACTACATTTTTGCCTCCTTTCTTCTCATACCATGACGAGATATTGATATAGCATCGTCCATCTGCATACGATAGATATTCGATTCAATGGAAAATGCACTTCTATTTTTTGTGCTTATCACTATTATAGAACCTTCAAAATCCTTAATAGCCATATTATTGGTACATACCTTTGCATCGCACCTTACTTCCTTGATTCTTGTGCGCTTATTGATGATACCCTTGTTTACAAGCTGATTTGTAACTTTGAACGCTTGGTACATCGTACCATAGATAACATCCTTGATTCTGTCATAAGATAAACCTTTGTTATCACTAAACTTCTTCCTCAACATACGACTTTCACGTTTGAGAGCCTTGCGAATAGTCTTCGCATTTCTCCCATTCGTCCCCTTATTGTGCGTATTGATTACGTCTTCTTGCATTCTAACTTGGTTCTCCATGACAATCCTTCTCAAAAGGTTTTTGAGAGCAGGGAATGTCATCTTCGTTAAATCATCCTTGCGAAGCTTATAACTATATCCATTATTTGAATGTATGCTACGTGCAATGAATCTCTTCTTTCCATTTTTCTCTTTAAAACGGAAATACCCTATCTTGCAACCATATTCAAGTAGTCTCTTTAATTTATTATTGTCAATATGCAAAAGCTTGGCGCAATGATTGTATGACACAAGATTAAGGTCTGATGAGCGGAATAAGAGCTTTATTTTAAGAAGCAAACAGAAGGCATCCAAGCGATTCTTGTCGCTCAGAGCAAACTTAGCTTCCTGTATTCCTATTCTTATTCTTTTCATCATTATATATATTTAATGTAAAAACCAAACAGATGAAAGGTGCTATCTATCATTCTGCTTGGTTTGTATATCGAACCCTTTCACTTGTGTTGATTGGGCATATATGATTCTTTTCTTTGCATGGAAAATAGCACTTTCCTTTTACGCCGCAAAATTATAAAGAAAAAATGAGATATTCGCTTAAAATCTATTAAAAAATTAATAGTATGTATTAATAAACTAAAAATAGCTATTAGAAAATTTGGTAGTCTGAGAGAAAGTTATTAATTTTGCGGTATCAAAGTTAATAAAATAGCTTTTGATATATATAATTAATGTAGAAATTATTAATAAATTAAAAATAGGAGATACGAAAAATGAAAAAAGAAAAAGACATGATGAATCCATGTAATTGGAGAACCGAAGATGTAAAAGATGCGGTACAAGCAGCAATGCTCGCCGCTAGTGGAATTATTTTAGCGTATGCTGTTATCTGGCTCGCTTACTAAAAAAGGAGGTAATATGGAGATAGTAACAACATTAGTTAAGTTCCGTTGTCGCAAGGATAAAATGATGGAGCAGTCAAAGAATGCTCAGATTTTTCTCTTTGAAGGCAAAGAAGGTAAGACAAAGGTATTCGTACCAAAGTCAAAGTTAATTATTAAGGAGGATGCAATTAGTGATAACTACAATCTTTGCATCATACCTAAATGGGTATTCCTTAGTACAAAGAACCTTTCGCAGAATGTTGAGTTGGTAGGAGAAACGCAACACATGGAGGTTCTCAATGATATTGAAGATTAATAGTATATATAGTAATAATTATTTTGTTTAATGTATTAAAAATAGGAGATACAACAATGAACACAATGGCAATGAATTTGATGGCACAGCCAAGAGTGAATGAAGTAGCGGTTGCAAAGCAGCCAGAGTTGAAGAGCGCAGACGAACGTCAGTTTTTGGATTTTGACGTAAGTAAGTGTCAGATACTTACCTTGGAGCAGCTTGAAAGAACTGAACGTGAGAACGATGCTTACGGCAAACCTCTCAAAGGTATCTATCATCACGAACTGATACATCGTGTAATGGATATGTGTAAGAGCTATGGTTATGAGCCAGAGATTTATGATTTATTTGCTTCAAACAACAAGGATAAGAAAAATCCTGGTGTAAGCATCTTGCCACAGAAAGAAGCTCAATTCGGCGACAGAGCAGTAGAGGCTCATATTCTACGAAGAGTTTACTGTAATATCCGTCTCAGAGATTTCGATAAAGGGGAAGGCAAGAATGAGGTCACAACCAATATGGCTGTATCGTTCCATCAAAGAGGAATACAGCTCGGAATTGGACGTAATTGTGTTATCTGTCATAATACATGTATGCTTTCACCAGAGCAGTATGCGGCTACATATTCAGATACAAATAGCAACCGAAAGTCATATACTCTTGAAGAGTTGCTTTCAAAGGCTGATGAGTGGCTACAGAACCTTCGAGGTATTGTTGCTTCCGATGATGAAAAAATTGAAGCAATGAAGGCAAGAGAGATTAGTGCACAGGAAATGTTCACTATAATAGGTATGCTTACCGCTCTACGTGTTTCATCTGAGACCAAATATAAAGAAATACGTAACTTGCAAACTATACCTCTGAATCAGGCTCAGATAGGTCGTCTTACCGAGAAGATGATGCTTACCTATCACGAGCAAAATAAGGTGACAGTGTGGGATTTTTACAATGCCGCTACGGATATGTATAAACCGCACTTATTAGACCAGCCAATGATTCTTTCGCAGAATATGGCTATGGTTAGTTTCATTAATCAGAATTTAATATAAGAGTAGGTCGAAAGCCATCTCTTTAAAAAAGGATTTAAAATATGGAAGAGATTTGGAAGGATATACCTGAATGGGAAGGATTTTATCAGGCATCGACTTTTGGAAGAGTTCGTTCTGTCGATAGGGTTCTTATGACACAAAATAGTCATGGCTTTCTTTCGCCAAGAAAATACAAAGGGAAAATAATTTCCCCAAATACAAATAATCGTGGTTATCTTTATCTTTGCTTATGCAAAGATAATAATCATCATTGGTTTGCCAAGGTTCACCGACTGATTGCAATGACATTTTTACCAAATCCAAATCATCTTTCAGATGTGAATCATAAAGACGGAGATAAACTGAATAATAAAGTCGATAATTTGGAATGGTGCTCTCATTCTGAGAATCAAAAGCATGCGTTGCGTACGGGTCTTAATATAAAGCCTTATGCGGCTGGAAGATATAAAAAAGCTGTACTGCAAATTGACCCGATTACAAAAAATGTTATTGCTGAGTTCGATAGTATTACGGCTGCTACTTTATATTTCGGTAAAACCAATATAACAAATATTGGTAGCGTGTTGAATGGTAGGCACAAAATTGCCTATGGATTCGAATGGAAATACAAGTAGCAATGAGTAGCTTCATTCAGAATAAGTTAATTTAAGATATAACTACATAAGATTGAATATTGAAGTCATATGAAAGTCGTTTTTTGAAGAGCCATAAAGCCGCCGTGAGGTGTCGGCTCTTTCTCTTAGAAGAATTATTTTATTCAGATACATCTTGCCGTGAGGTAATCAGTTATGTTAATTATCAGTTAGATAAATATTAATTATGGTTATTGTTTTTTGCCCTACGGCGGTAGGGCTTTTTATCCCAAGGAAAACCAATCGCACGGGTGTGCGTGTGCTGTATGGTAGTGATACCGATATTCTTATCATATCCTAAAAGAAAGCGGTGAATATATATAAAGTTCTTTTATTCTACTGTGTTAAAGAATATATGCGAAGATACTCCGTAATAAGCAGCTCTTAATAAGCGGAGGTTGGCGAGGGTTCGATTCCCTCTCTTGGGGCTATGTTTTTTAAATATATATAATATGACAGATTTTAACGGAAAATTAAATTTGCTAAAGCTCAAAAGAGCTGGCATAATGCAAATCCAAGGTCGAACAGAGGTACTTCGTTGTTTGGTTATTCCTATCGAAGATAATAGCATCTTCGTTACAACAGATGATAATAATCAACCGAAGGCTGCTTATCTCGACCTTACTGCTTGGGAATTAAAGAACCCTAAGTATGACGAGACTCACATGATTAAGCAGTCGTTGCCTAAGGAGATTCGTGAGAAAATGACAGATGAGGAAAAAAAGGCTATGCCTATCCTTGGTGGTTTAAAGCCTGTAATTTTTGAAAGTCAGAATGCGGCTTCTTCTTGCGCTGCACCTTTTGCACAAACGCAGTATTTGGATGATTTACCATTCTGAGCAAGAATACTCTTATATAATGGTTTTAAATTAGTTTTAGATTATTAGAGATATGAGAATTAGAACGAGTAACTGGTTTGAGGTAGGAATCCGCTACCAAAAGACACAAGAAGATGGTTCAGAGAAATCTGTGACCGAAAAGTATTCGATTGATGCCTTATCCTTCACGGAAGGTGAGAGCGCAATCACGGAGGAAATGGCTGCTTATATTAGCGGTGAGTTTAAGGTTAAGTCAATGCAAGAGGCTTCGTACAGAGAGGTGTTCTTTTCTGATAAGGGTAATGATGATTGCTGGTATAAGGCGAAGTTGCAATTCATTTCCTATGACGATAAAACCAATAAGGAGAGACGTAGCAACGTGACTTACCTCGTGCAAGCTAAGTCAATGCACCGAGCAATAAGTAACATTGATGAGGTAATGGGGAAGACCATGATAGATTACGAAATCATCGGTCTCAGTAAAACTAACGTGTACGATGTCTTCGAGCATAAGACAAAGGAGGAGAAGGAACAGAAGTCTAACGAGGAAAAGAAGGAGGAGTAAATTATGGCAAGACCTAAGAAAAATGGCACAGAACAGCCTTTGAATTTGGATGGCGATAATATGCCTATGGAGAACGAGAACGCTCAGCAGAGCCAAGAAAATACGGCTCAGCAGCAAAGTGAGGAGCAAGTTAAGGAAAATGAGGAAGAGTATGAACTCCCTTTTGAAATAGAGGATGGAGTTTATTCTCCTATTGATAATGATAGTAATTCATTTGTTATCTATGCTCCAAATGATATTGAAACTCGTAAGGGTCGAATGGAGGTGTTAACGGGTATTACTCTTAAAGAGGGTTATCGTGGATTGATTGTTCCAATTACATTTAACGCTCTTCATGGTTTGCCTACAGAGTCAGATTATCGCCTACAGCACTCCGATGTAATTTCTACGCATGTAGGGGAGAAGGAGATGGTAAGACTTGTACTCTCCATCAATGATGAAACAATGATACAAGAGCAGACGAACTTCGGTTCACGCTCTCGCTACCTTATCATTCCGAAGGGCTCTCCGCTTGCCATTCTTGTGATTTTTAAGCTGTGAAATATATAATTGCGGATGGAGGTCTATTCTGTAGTATCTCCTTCCGCTCTATTAAGTAAACTATGACAGAAGTTGAACGTAAAATGCGCAGAAGTAAATACGGCAAGACCTACTATCAGAAGCATCGTGAAGCTTGCATCGAAAGAGCAAAAGCTTGGTACAATGCTCATAAAGAGTATCGTAGGCTGTATATGCTTGCGTATAATGGTAAATAGTATTTTTATATGGATGAGTTGGATAAAATTAAAGAGTTGAATACTCAATATAAATTGCTGCGAAATAACGGAATGGTGGTAAAAGTAGACCTCGTAACCAATGTGGGAACTTATGTAGTAAAGAACCCTAACATTATTAGCAAGGTGCTTGACTTACTTATCCGTGAATCGCAGAAGCAGATAGAAAGTGAGGTGAATACATGATAGGATTGAATGATAGACCAACAAGAGCAAAAAGGGTTGTTGTGGTTCAGTTAAAAGACAAAAAGCCTGAACCTTTCCTTACTTGCCCAGAGATTTATTTAAAGTACGATAAAGAGAAGATTGGCATCTGTCTTAATGCTCTATGGAATGCTCTTTCTAAAGATGGTTGCTACGAGAATAAGAAATGCAAAATCTCTTATCAGAGTATCGAACAATTAAAAACATTGACATGGGAGTAGGTAATAAAGGGTGTTGTGTTCTAAAATATCCTCATTCTATAGATGATGGATTATTAGCTCTGTACGCACAGGGGCTTACCATACCCGAAATTAGTAAAAAGGTAGGTATACCTTATGAAACAGTACGGCGGCGATTAAAAGGAAATGGAGTTAAACCTGCATCACCACGATTTATCGCTAAGTATGGTGAAATCCGTTATTTAGGGCGTTTCCGCTACTGGAGCGAGGAGGAGGAACAGAGATTTATTAGATTATTTCCCTTTCGTACAAATAAAGAAATTGCTAAAATCTTCTGTTGTAATATCAGAACAGTTAAGAATAAGGCTATGTCTCTTGGGTTAAGAAAAGATGCTGTATGGTTGCATGAGTATAGATTATCTTCCATGAAGATTGCTACCATTATATCCAAATCAAGCTCTAAGAAGTTTAGGTTTAAGGAAGGGAATAAATTCGGACATAAGTTTAAGAAAGGGTTTAAGTACGATAAAGAATTTTGGGAGAAATATAGAAGAGGTGAGGTTTCTTTGCCTTGATTTTATTTTTTCTTAGTATCTATGATAAAGCTAAAAAATATTTGTAATATGGAAGGAACTAAGTATAATAATGATGTACCTTACGAAAGAGTAGTGCTTAGAGTGTTAGAAAACTACTCGAAGATGCAAATCAAGCTAACTCGTTACCAGAAGAAGGTCAAAGAGCAAGGTGAGTTGCTTAATAAATTAAACAACAAACACAATGATTACGAGAAGGTCGTAGCTGAACGTGATGAGCTTCTTCAAAAGAATAAAGAACTTTCTCGCCAATTGAAGATTTACGAAGGTGTGCGCAAATACTTCAATGGTCAAGTCTCAAAATTAGAAACTGATAAATAATATATCAATATGAAGAAGATTTTATCTTGGTGCGGTTCTCATACAGAGCTGCTGTGTGCATTCTTTCTGATGGGATGCTGTCTCAGTAGTGCGGTGAAGGATGGTTGGTCTACGGCGATATTATTCTTGCCGTTTATCGTTATGTGGATATATGTCTATCGCTTAAAGAAATTTATTTGTCGTCTTATCAAAAAGAACGAAGAGTTGAAAGAAGCCAATAAACAGCTTGAAAAGGCTTACGAGGAAAAGACTTTGGCGTTTATCAGAACTGATGATTTGAAGATGCTCTACATCTATAGGTATTTGTTGGCTCAAAATAATGTGGATTTATGTAAACGAAAGATTAATTGTACGAAGTATCTTAAAAGAAGAGAATATTATGAACGTATGATTGAATTTTTCGTTAAGGATATTAAGGCTAAAGAAATGCAATAATGAAGTACGATGAGTTTTTAAAGAAGGAGAGCCAGAAGAAAGGCAGAAGCAAACCACGGCACATTGAATCGCAGATTCAGATTCAGATGGTGAAGTGGTTTCGCTTACAATATCCTCGCTACATCATTGCCGCCATCCCTAACGGAGGACAACGAAGTGCGCTTGAAGCGAAGATTATGAAAGGGGAGGGCGTTTTGGCTGGCTTCTCCGACCTTATTATTATAGCAAGAGAAAATGTCCTATTTATTGAAGTTAAGACTAAGGACGGATATCAATCTGATTTACAAGCCAAATTTCAGTCTGATGTTGAGCGATTAGGCTTTCAGTACAGCATTTGCCGCTCCTTGGATGAGTTTATCTTAACCATCGAAAAATGGTTAAAAGATAAGTTTTCTATGTAAAAATATCCGATTTTCTTAGTTTTGTATTAATATCTATTAAAATATTAATAAAAACACCGAAAAGATTTGGCAGTTTCAAAAGAAATTATTAATTTTGCGGTGTAAATAATTAATAAATAGGTTTAATAATTAAAAGATACAACAATGGAAACAAAGAAAATTGCTCGATTCAGATTTACAGCACTTGCCCATACTTTCGATAGTTGGGATGAGGTCATAAGTTATTACGAAAGACTTGTAGAGCGTGGTAAATGTGTGGTACTTCCTACTGTTTCATTTTGGGATGGTAAGGTGAGAACCAATAAGTGGCACGCACAGGTTAAAAAGAATGGTAAAATTGAGTTTACAGAAATTGAAAAATAGGAGATACGACAATGATAACAATTATCAATAAATACACAGGCGAGGTTATCACCAAGTACTCAGGTGCTTTGGTTAGTGAATCAGATATTGATTCTTTTATCGCCAACGCAAAGGGTTCGGGTACGTTCAGAGGACGTTGGAATGCTATCGTAGAGTATTTTATTCCTCTGAAAGGCTTGAATGCAACACAATGCCTTCTTAAAAGTCAATACGCTGTGAAGGAATGTATGAAGAAGAAATAATTAACGTTTAAATATAGGAGATACAATTATGGAAATCAAGGTAAATATACCACAAAACGATTATGTTCAACCAACCGAAGTTAGAGAGGAAGTCGTACAGGCAATCTGTAATGCCTTCTTATCTAATAGTTGTTGGGATATTTTTCATCCTTTCTCAGGTGCAAATAATGGTAGCCGACCTGCTACAAGACGTATTAGTTTGAGCAATCCACGCTTTAGTGGACACGCTAATGATAAGGATATGGTTAGAATACATGGTTGTGAAATGAAAGCTGCCTTTAAAGCGTTGATAAAGGCTGGTTATCATATGTATAAAGTGTATGACTACGGCTCATGGATGGGGTATGCGTGTGATAAGAAGCCTTTCCGTGAAGGTGCATCTGAGGTTCTTACGTTTAATGATTTTATTGATTAAGCTTATGTTCATAGAATTTAAGAATTTAAACGTAGCATACGGGAAGGAATTTCCTTTAGCTACCGTATACCTCAATAAGTGCGATAGTGAGCGTTTTTTAAGAGAACAGGGAATAGCTTTATCTGGTTCTTTTAGCAGCTTTATTTCGCTCATTGCAATCGTTGATAATGTACCACAGAAAGCGAGCAGTAAGATTTTCTTTACTAATTATCGCATTCTTAATAAAGAAGAGGAGAAAGATGCCTTAGATACTCTTAAACGAAGTAATCTTACTATCAATGATAAAGGTTTTATTTCTTTCCTTGATTATAAGAAGATTTGCTTTGAGGTTGATGGAAATATCCTTCCTTATGAAGACTTTTGTAAATACGAATTACCTAAAGGTCAGGTATTTAAAACGGTCTTCGATAATGGTTATTCTTACTACGGCTCTCATCCTTTTAAGGGTGATGCTAAGAAATATGCCGACACAGCTATCAAGGTTGCTGAGAAGCTACGGTATCTTTGGTTCAGTTGGACTATGGGTTTCAGACTTAACAACCTTCTTAACGTAGATGTGGTTTACGGAAAAGACGAAATTTATTCAGTGGTATCTAATACATAATGATTATGGAAGAGATTAAAGAAAAGAAGTTTATCATAGAAGCAAAGGGCGAAGTGCCCTTTGCACAACGCACGGGTGATGGCTACGAGCTATTCAATAACGAACGAACAATGAAGTTCTGTGCGAGAAGGCAACAGATACTGGATAATGAAACGGGTGAACAGAAATCTTGTTTTGCCGTTTTCTGCTTCGTTAAAGAGGATGATGGATGGGTACAAGGTGATAACTATCATCAGACGGAAACCGTCACCTCTTTTGTTAAGGATTTAAATATCTCTCCTTATTTTACCAATGCGGTAAAAGAATATCGTGAGCAGATGGATATTACAGAAACATGGGAGGTTAAAAAATGGGAATAGGAGCGATTTTAATCATCATAGGCGCATCCGTTATCGCATTAAGCAGCGTTGTTGCTGTTGGTGCAATGAACGGAAAATTAGAAGGTGTGGTAACTATAAAAGAGAAATTCTTGATTACTATATTCTTATTCATCTTACTCATAACGGGTTGGGTGTTATTGTATAACGGAATATTAATAATTAATCTGTAATAGAATGGAAAAGAGATTAAGCTTAGAAGATAAAGCTAAAATAGCTAACGGCAATGAACGTCATTGTAGGCAATGCAATCATCGTGTTTGCCCAGATGGTTTGCTTGAAGTATGTTCGGAGGCTTTTATTCGAGGGTACAAGAAAGGCTATAAACAAAGTCAGAAAGAACAGAAAGAACGTATTGATAAGATACTCCACCCTGTTACTGAGCCTTGTGGTAGTAATGCTATCTTTGTCTTTTTCAGAGACGTAAGAAGTGGTGAGTTACAACCTTATATTGAGGATATGAGAATGCCTGATGCAAAATGTTACCAAGATATAGGTTCAATAAAGTTTTCGCCAGAAAAAGACGAGCCGCAGAAACTACAGATTGCATGGTGTTATCCGAAGGATTTGGTTAAGCTTCTTGGATATGATAAGAAGTATGCCGATTTTGAGCGTATAGCTCTTTCTGAAGGCGCATTCTCTTATCCTCGTGAGGAATATGAGGAAAATCTTCAAAAGTACTCTGCCGTGCGCTATGAACACAAAAAATATTATCATTATCGGAAATTAAAAAAATAGCTTTGTTATGGATAAAAAAGATACTAGTCTAACAGTTATACTTGAAATCGGTGGCAACCTTTGTGGTATGACCATAAAGGATAAGGATGATAAAGTTGTGCTATTCGAGCATTTGTCATTTAGTGAGCAAATTAAGATTCTCAATAGCCTTAGTCAGAATTATAACTGCCTTGTGCGGTTCTTAAAAGAAAAGGAGGGATAAGGTATGGATTTGGTTTTATTTGTATTGATTATCATATCTGTTGGGGTTACTTTCGGATGTCTTGTGCAAGGTAATAATGATAAGGGGGAGTAGAGTATGGAAGCATCTATTTTATTAGGCAATCATAATGATTATAAGATTGATACGGGAAGATATGTAGAAACGGACGTTGTGGGTTGGAAAGCCATTGTCTATGTACCGAGTGGCATTGATAATGAGCAGATTCAGAAAGCCCTTGATTACGCTTATTCTACTCTCTGTCAGAGTTGCTATATGGAGTTTATCTTGGCAGACAACTTTCTTCTTATTTCTAAGGAGGTCTTTGATAAGAAGAAGGTGTTTAAGTTCAATCTTAAAAAGCACTTTACTGAATGCCAAACATCTATTCGTGATACGATGAAGTTGTATGAGCGAAATATGGATGAAGACTACTATAATGAGTATTCTACTTTTCTGTGGGATTTGATTAAGGATAAGGTTGAGAAGTTGCGTAAGATGATTGAGAATAAGCTTCGCAATCTTAAATGCAAATACAACCCTTATCTCAGTTCTTATGCCATTACTATTCAGAATCTCGTACAGCAGATTAATGATACTCATAAACACGTTATGGAGATTACCGAAAGGGAGTATGGAGTTGATATTGCTCCAAGCTACGAAAATTATCGGGCTAAAATGGCATTCACGCAAGCGGATAATTGTCTGTACGACATCATGCACGATGAAGCAGAGAAATTCCGTGATAATATCGTTAAAGATAAGAAGGTTATCGCCGTATGGTCTGATATAACAAGAACTCTCTATGACCCTATCAACGCAAAGAAGGCTCGTATTTCGGCTTTTTACAGTATGCCCGAAGAAACGCAAGCTCTCTATAATTTGCGAGAGGAGGATGGCTTCTGCGAACTCAAAGATAGTGCAAAGAGATTCAAGAAAGGAGCGTAGGGTATGAATAAGAAGGATATGCGTAAGCTGATGCACTACGCACGTATTCGTGCTAAGTACAGAGGGTTGAAATTATCGCAAATCACAGTTGAAGAGTGTATTAAGGATATGCGCTTTTGGGAAAAAGAGATTTTTGCGTATGCGTTATCAAGATACCTTGAAGGATAGAATGATTCTCATTTTATCTTAATATATATGTTGTATCTCTTGGGGGCGGCGGTCTCGGCTGCTGCTCCCTTCTATAAGTATAATAAGTTTATCAAGGTAAAGAAATAAGTCGCTGATTCTTAGCAACAAAGCTATTAAACACTATTAATTCCGATTTATTTCTATTAAAACCAAAAATAGTTGGAGAAAAATTTGGTAGTTCGCAGATTTCTTTTTAATTTTGCGGCGTTCAATAAAAGTAAGCTGATTGAGATTGAGAAGCTCTTTCAGTATATGGAAGGGCATTTTTTATGCTCTGACTTCTCTAAAGAAATACGATATAGGCGTATTGTCCCTTGCATACATTGTAATGGTGTGTGCGTTCCTTTAGCTTACTGGAATTGAACAAAGGGTAACAGTACGCCCTTTATGTGTCTGTATAGTTTAACGTTCAAAAAAGTAAGCAAAATGAAGAACGTAGAAATTTTTAATTCTCCTATGTTTGGAGAGCTTAGAACTTCACGGAATGAGAAGGATGAACCTTTGTTCTGTTTGAAGGATGTTTGCAATTTCTTGGGGTTGCAAGTTGGAGCGGTAGTAAATAGACTTCAATCTTGCCACATTAGTTCAATTAAGGTAGCAACGGAAGTTATATCTCATGGTGCTGCAACAGGAAAGATGCAAGAGCAGGAAATGTTCTTTGTCACCGAACCAGACCTTTATCGTGTAATTTTCCAATCTCGCAAGCCTTCCGCTCGCAAGTTCCAAGATTGGGTGTTTGAAGAGGTGTTACCTACTCTTCGCAAGGAGGGTTCTTATTCAATGACGCAATCTAAGCAGCCTTTGGCAAGCTATCAGATTGAAGACCCTATAGAGCGTGCAAAGCGTTGGATAGAGGAGCAGCAGCACACAAGAGCACTTGAAGCTCAGACCGAGCAGCAGGCACAGACCATCGGTATTCAGCAGAAAAAACTGACTGTTGCCGCACCAAAGGTAAAGTACTACGATGATACACTTGCATCAACGGACTGCCTTACCACCACACAAGTTGCTGATGACCTCGGTATCAGCGCAAGAGCACTAAATCAACAACTTTCCAATGCAGGTATTCAATACTATCAATCAGGTTCTTGGCATTTGAAGGGCAAGTTCCGTGAGTGGCAGCTCGCAAGCACCCGAACCTATAATTATATCAAGGGTGATGGTTCTACGGGCACAAAAGTAAACCTTGTATGGAATCAACGTGGCAAGCGTTTTATTCTTGCTCTCTATAACAACGACTTTAATGTGAAGGATGCCATCGCTGAAATCAACGGCGAAAAGAGAGCTGCGCTTGTATCTAAAAACAATAAGTCTAACTTTTAATCGGATAGGAGAAATAAAAAATGGATAATCAGAATATGATGATAGAGGTAATAGTTGATAATGATGCTACTCAGCGGTGTGTCGGTCTGCTCAAAGAGCTTATGGTGGTACAGGAAAAAGCTATGAAGTTCTTGGTATCTGAGGGTATTGATGATAGCAATGAGGGTATGATGATTGCCGAAGGTATCGGTAACGCCGTGAAAGCCTTTGGTGGCGTACTGCCAGAGGGCATCTATAATAATGTACTCGGTATTGAGGTTTAACGTTATGCGTGAATAGGAGATACGCAATACAACAAGGTGTAAATAATTATGGAGATACAAATATAAAAGGCAGTACTTTGAGATACGTGCTGCCTTTATTTTGTTTATATATAATCTCTGTATTTTTCCTGTTATTTACAGAAAAAGCGATACCTTTGTCATGGTAAACAAAATATGAAATTATGGCAAAAGTGCAATTGCAAATTAAGGGTATTGAAGCCCTCAAAAAGAAACTGATGGAGCGAAGAGAGATAATGATTAATTATCTTACACACGCTATGTCTGAACTGGGCGAGCGTGCTGTTACCTATTCTAAGGATAACAAAGGCTACCAAGACCACACCGCAAACTTGAAGAATACCATTGATTATGCTTTATTTCTTGATGGCGAACTTGTATGCGTTGGCGACCACAAAGAATTGCATGGAACAGAAAAAGACAAGGCTCATTTTATTTCAGATGCAGCAGTTAAGTATGCCCAACAGCAAGGTGTTATTGCTCAAAAAGGCTATTCTCTTGTAATAGCCTCAGGTGTTGATTATGGTCAACACGTAGAAAATAAGGGTTATAACGTATTGTATCTAACAAAGTTTTTCCTTAAAGATGAAATGAAGAAGATAATACTTGAAGCCGTAGAGAATGCGAAGCAAAGTAATTAAGAGTGAGCTAACGACCCACTCTTAGTTTTAGTATAGATGTCCGTAATTCTTATAAGAAAGGCAGGGCACTATTTGCGCTCTGCCTTTTCTTTTTCTCTTTGCTTTCGTTCAGCCCTTGCGAGCCGAATCTCTTCATTAATCTCGTCCATCGTCATATTGACGTTATTCTTCCTTGCTTCTTCTATGAGAGCATTAAAGGTCTCCATAGCTTTCTTCTTTTCTTCTTCTGTCATTATGATTTCTTTATTTTTTCAATATATGGTTTGAATATACCTTGAAGCTTATTATAAGTTTCTAATATCCAAGCGAATATAGGTTTCCATTCATCTTGCTCATATCCACCATATTCATAATTCGTAGCCATTATCACACTCGTTTTGTTATCTTCTGCCAAGTTCCATTGGAGTGCTGGCTTTCCGAATGCTTCATTGATAGCTTCTTTATCCTTTTCTATCAGCTTATAATGCTTTTTGTTTTCAGCCTTATCAGAGCTATCAAGCAATAAGCGGACAGAAGCAGAACCTTTGCGTACAAAGAAGTCATAATGAACCTTTGATGTTCCCGTTGAGATATTCATCCAATGGTAACTCTGTGGCATCTTTTGGAAGTCAGCTCCGTTTTTACTTGCGTATTCATTGAATGCTGTCCAAAATTCCATCAGTCGCTTCTCTGTATCGGATTTCGGTGAAGCTTCGCCTTTCTCGTATGGTGGTGCGCATACAATATCAAATAGTATGCCTACCTTTGAGTTGCCGACACTTACGGCAGTTGCTTCAATCAGATAGAAGTTGCATTGAATGGTTGAATCATTCAGCATCTGAATGGCACTGATATGCTCTGCTCTTGCTTTTTCAACTATCCATACAGCGTAATCAGCGTTATAGTGTGCAGCATAAGTTATTACCTTACCCAAATGGTCGGAATCGCTATCACCAAACTGATTCTCAATAATGATGCTTTTCTCACCATCATCACCAGCTTTGGCTACAATATCTACTTTCATTGTCTCCAGCTTGTGCTCACGCTCTGCTTCTGAGATATTGATTTCCAACTTCTCTGATAGCACACCGATATTTTTCGTAAGCCAAGGCGTAAACCCTGATGCTTCACCCTCAAAGATTTCCTTTAAAGTATGGGTGTTTATCTGCTCTATATCTTTCATTGTTATTTATCCATACAAGGAATTTTCATTTCCCACAATGATACTCTTTCAAATTGTTTCGCAAGGATTCTTATATATCCACGACCTTCTTTTAGGTATTTTACTACCTCTCCTTTCTTAAATATTCCAGGTGATGCCGTTTTAGGATTCCCACTCTCCAAGAACATAGTTATCTTCTGTTTCTTTTTGAGCTGCCCATTCTCATCATAATATCCAAATGTAGCCACAAAGGAGTTATTCTTATCGTAATCAAAGATACCTTCATTGCAAATGATTCTAAAATCATTTTTATAATGAGACCAGAAGATAAAAGTATTCTTCTCTTCATCCTCATACATAAATGATACATACTCTTTTGTTCCTCTTAGTTCATCTGCCTTATGTAAAGTACTCGACCACTCTTGTGCGAATGTTTGCATCGTAAAGAATAGCATAGCTCCGATAAATAAAAACTTCTTCATATTCAATATCTCCTATATTAATATTTATAAATTGTACGATACCTACTTAAAACACGCTCTGCGGCATTATCTTTCCTTTGCTTGGTATATACTAAGGCAAGGCGAAGATAACCCGTTCTGCGCAAGCAACCGAGGTACATCAGCCGCTCGTAGCAATATGTGGCTCTGCTTAGTATTCCATCACGGAGGTAGCGTTGAGCCATTGCCGCCAACTCCTTTGGTGATGCGTTATAAATCTGTGTCATAACTCGTCTGATTTGGTTATGTATGCAAAGGTAGCGAAAAAATGAATACTATATATTTATATTGCATTTTTTATATTAATATAACCTTAATTTACATATCAATATATTAAAAGCTATTAAAATACTAATAAAAATACCGAAAAGATTTGGTGGTTTCAAAAGAAATTATTAATTTTGCGGTGTAAATAATTAATAAATAGGTTTAATATTTAAATTATAGGAGATACAACAATGAAAGTTACAATGATTAACGGAAAGGTAGTAGAGGCTAACGTTTTTGATTACGTTGCTCAGATTTACGAAGGTGGTAAATGGCAGGCAGTTGCCGTTAGCTCTGATTACAATGAAGCTGAAAAGAAACGTAAAGAGTATGCCGTAAAGGGTTGCTATACAAGAACAGAACAGCTTTACTAATAAAATATAGGAGATACAACAATGATGACAAAGCAAGAAGAAATTATGCATCTTATAGCTTTGAAGGGTGATAAAAGAGGTGATACATACTTTAATCAGTTCTTTAGCAAAGATGATATTGAACAGATGATGGAGAATATCAAAGATGATTTCGCTATCGAAATGGGTTGCTCATTTGCAAAGAAGGCAGAAGAGCTTGAAAAGAAGTTGCATGAGGAGCAGAAAGCTCACGACCAAGATATGCTTGACTTCGTTGAGGATTTGCTAGTAACAGAAGCTCGTGGTGGTAATTCACTCAATGTTGCGATGGCGAAAATCGGTATGGATAACACCATTAAGATTAAGCGCAAGAATAAGATTCCACTTAGTGAGGAGGAGATTGATTATCTGGTTTCAAAACTTGATTAAATTATAGGAGATACGACAATGAATAAGTACGCAGAATTAAAGAAGAAGCATCAGAAAGAGCTTAATAAATTGCCCATGAAAGCTGCTTTTGGTAAAGAGCAGTTTAAGAAAATGATGGAAGAGTGGGGGCTTACCAACAACGCCGAAGATATTAGTAAGATTAATATGCTCGTTGGTGGTTGCTATTGCTTAAAGAAAGATACCCATCTTTTCGAGGAGCACTTTCAGAGAACACAGAAAGAGCTTGAAGAGTTCTTGAAGGATGATGATAATCTTAAATCAGCATTCAAATATGAGTTCGCTAACCATGAATGCGGATATACATATACACCGCAAGATGCGCTTCCACCGCTTAATCTTACCTATGAAGAGGTTGAGAAGAATGAGCGTTTAAATAGGGTCTTTAACGAGGCTTGGTGTGAATATTTAGATGAATGTGAATAAGATATGTATAAAGAAGGCGATGTTTTAGTACTTTATAATAATTGGCGTGCTGAGTATTGCATATTCATTCTACACAGAGTATACAATGATGATTGGATAGAAGCTCATGCAAAGTATTCTCTCCCATTCAAAAAGCTTGGAGTAGGAGCAAATAATGCTTCTACAAACGTAAAATACTCTACGGGGTGTTTAAGAAAAGCGTATGAGGATGAAAGAGAATTTTTGTTAGAAACAATGAAGGAAAAAGGTTATTCATACGATTTTAAGAAGAATAAACTGCTACATTCATTCAATTATGAAAAAGGAAGAGATTAAGATAAATGAGCATTGTAAGCACTATTTCTTAGGCTTCTGCCACTTCTATTTAGGTGGCTGCTGCTCTGGTATTAAATGCGGATATAAATAATTAAGATTATGACAAAGTTTATTGAGGTAAAGTATAAAGGGCATTGTACCCTTGTAAATATAGATAATATCGCTTACGTTGAACCTTCACGAAATGGCGATATAGCAACATCTATAAAGCTTAATTGCAAGACAACACCAACGGGCGGTCAAGTGATTCTCTGCGAGGATGATTATCACACATTCTTGGAGAGATTGAAAAACCTTGTTATCGTTGATAAAGCTGAGTAAGATATGAGAGCATTTGACGTACTTTTAGCCTTATTCGGCAACGTTATGCTCGAAATGGAGTATAAGATAATCAAGTATAATTAGCTTATGGCTCGTTTCGCTCTCAGAAATCAGGAGAAGATAAAGCAAGCATTCGGGGAAGAAAGGTTGAATGAGCTTCTGAAAGCATTGAAGTTGTATTCTGCCAAGTACCCGAAATTATCGTTGAACACAATCATCAAAGAGGGTAAGCCTTATCCTTCTTTTGTAGTTGATAAGGTTGCCGTACTATACGTAACTCGCCTGATGTATGATGTTTATCACGTTGCTTTAAAGGAGTTCTTATAAACAAAAAGCACCGCCCTCGGAGATACGAATGAGGACGATGCTAGATGTAAATAATTATTATGTTTAACGTTGTGAGTACATAGGAGATACGCACTCGATACAACAATTAATGCAAAAGTAATAAAAAATATTTGGTTATCTGAATATTTCTTCGTAAATTTGCGAATAATTAACATTAAAATAGGAGATACAGCTATGATAGGAGCAATTATAGGTGATATTGTAGGCTCTAAATATGAGTTTAATAACACATTTGATTATAACTTTAAACTATTTGACAAGGGTTGTAATTTTACAGATGATACTATCTGTACAATAGCCGTAGCAGATGCTATTCTTAAAGAAGGTGGTGATAAAAAGCCGAATGTCGGAGATTATTGTATCTCGCTTCAATACTGGTGTCAGAAGTATCTAAACCCAATGGGTGGGTATGGCGCAAGCTTCGCAAAATGGGTTCGTAGCTCTAATCCACAGCCTTATGATAGTTTTGGAAATGGAGCAGCTATGAGAGTTAGTCCTGTGGGTTGGGCATTCAAAGAAAATTCTGATATCATTCATCAGGCAATGATGAGCGCAAAGGTTTCGCATAGCCATGTTGAAGGATTGATTGGTGCTATTGCGGTAGCAGATTGTATACATGCTTTAAAAGCATATAATCAAAAAGATTTGATTAGGGTAATAGCAAAACAATATTATGGCTCTGATTGGAATAAGAATCTTATTCCAAGAGGGAAATGGGCAGAAACTTGCCAAGAATGCGTTCCACTCGCCTTTATGATAGTCCTTAATAGTGGTAGCTTCGAGGATGCAATCAGAAATGCTGTATCATACGGCGGTGATAGCGATACGATGGGAGCAATCGTTGGTTCAATCGCTCAGCCACTCTTTGGTATTCCACAAGAAATGGAGGAAAAAGCATTGAACTATCTCCCTTTGGATATGAAGAATGTAGTAACTAAATTTATTGATAGATATGGCGAATAAGGAAGATTTAATCAAGTTCTGCCGATACTTCAAAGGTGAAGCAGAGCCATCAAAAGAAACAAATGTATTGTTCTGGGAGTATGAAAAGGTTTGGGTAGAGCTATCAGAAAATCCAAAGGAAGATAGCGAAAACTTTAAAATGGTTGGTAATTGGCTTGATGATTATTTGCGTGCTGGTCTTAGTTTATTTATGAACGATGATGGCGTTCCTATTACCTTAAAAGCTCTTTTATTCAATCGTTATACACACTGGATGCAAACAAACGATGGCTTTAAAGAGTGGTACATAAATCAATACAAACAAGAAAAGGAGTGAGAAATCACCCCTTTTTTTATAATAATGGATGTTTATCATATCCGATAACCTCCATATCCACATAAACATTCCCGTATGGCGTAACCTCAACCTTTGTTATTCTAAATCTCGTTCCAAGCTGCAAGATAGTCTCGTTCTCGTAACCAAACTGCGAATGAGGTGAAGCGTAGAATGCCTTTGTTCCTTTAGGACAATATATATTAAAGATAGTTCCACTAAATCCTGTGCCTTTTGCTGTTCCACAAGAGCAGAAACTCCAGTCGGTAACCTCTTTTCCAACAAACTTTTGTAAGTCTGCTTTTGATAGATTTTTTACACCAAAGAATCCTTCAACTCCTTCCCAATTTTCATTACCTCGCTGTAGCCACATATCTTTCTTAGTTACGCTCTTTTCAAGTGCGGAATAAAGAGCTTTTATATGGTCTTCACCATGTTCTCTATTCAAAGGTACGTTTCCAACTCCTTTATAATGAGACCATCCCCAACTGCCATCATATCCTCGCAAAGGTCTGTTCATGTGTCCGCTACCTCCCGTGTATGCCCTACAACCAAAGTGCTCTTCTTTTGTCATAACATTATTCCAAAAAGCATTACTCTCGGCATCAAATAACTTATGACTCTCGGTTGAGGATTTACACCAAATAGCAGCATTCTTTCTTGTTTGCGAGTAAGCATCTGTATCAAACGGAATAGAGCCATTGCTTTTGATACCTCTTTTTGCTTTGAGGTTCATTAGTTGTTGTCTCTTGGCTTCGGTGTCTGATAGAAGTTGTTGTGCGAGTGCCTTATCTTTTGCATTGATAGCGTTTTCAAGGTCGTATAGCATTTTATGGTAAACCTTGCTTTGCGTATTATAGGTTTTAACATCAGCAAGTTTAGTACTGATATTTGTCCAATCAATAGCATCTTTAACCTCGCCAAGTTTCTTTATATATGCCGCTTGCGATACCTTCCATGTAGCATACTTCTGTTGAACCCCGTGCATATTTCCACCAAGGAAATCAACTGCCTCAAATTGCAATTTGCTTGCCTGCTTTTCGAGTGTTAAGCTTTGCCATTGAGCCAACTTCGCTTCTACGGCATCATATACTCCGTGCAATTCCTGGGACGTGAACTGCTTATGCCACTTATTGACATCAGGGATGAGAGCGGAAAGTGATAGCTCATCCTTTTTAATGGCAGAAATGGCGTTTGCGAGCGTTTTCGCTTCTTTCCTTGCTAATGTATAGTTAGCAGACTTTAATGCGCTTAGAACGGAAGAAACATCGGTTTCTCCGTAATTAGAAGCTACCTTCATAACATTCATCGCAACCTTGCGGTCAGTCCATGCAAGTTTAATCTGATAACCTCGCTTAAATCTATCAAACAAAGATGCTATCTCAGAAGCACTCTTTTTGTCCTTGATTGCGTAGCGGATAGCATAGTAACGTTCAAAGAGGTCTTGGCTCTTTATATCCGTAACAGATTTACTACCGAGCAGATTATGAACCAAGCCATTGTAATAGTCACGTCTATGCTTATCCCATCGGCTCTGTATTTTATCTATCTGCTCCTTAGTTCTAAGGGCGTGGCGTTCCTTTGCCTTCGCAAGTATAAGCTCCTTCGAAGAAACCGCCTTTAGCCCTAGTTTCTTGCGGTCTGACGGGCTTAAAAGATGTGCCCAATACTTTGTGTTATCTTGTAAGTGCCAAGCCAATTTACCCTTCATTCCTGCCTTCACGATAGCTTCGGAGTTATCCTTGATGTACTGATTGTACTTTTCGGGCATAGTAAGCACGGCAAAAGGGGATACGTAGTTACTCATATCCTCGCCAGCCATCAAGCGTTTATAAAACTCCTTTTTCTCATCGCCTTGTATAGTGATAGGGTCTGAGGTGCAGATACATTGAGGATGCCAAGAAATCCATACATAATCTTTTGGGTAGCGACCTTCAAGGTCGTTGCATATATCATCAATATTATGCTGTGGTGATACGTGAATATACTGACCGATAACGAATGGCTCGTTCTGCCATCGTTCATTTCTTGCCTTATGATATGCGAAATTTATCTCAGTTCTTGCTACTCTGAGAGCGTTCTTTCTCGCCGAGCGGTAAACACCCATGCCTACCTTCTCCAATGGCTCTTCAATAAAGCGCACTTTGCCGTCAATGATTCTACGTCTGCGCCAAGTCACCACATCTTTCTTCTTCCCGTTCTTCTGAACCTTGATGGTATGATAACGGCGATACATCATATCTGGGTCGTTGAGATACTTTCGTATACTCTTGCCTACTTCCTCTGCTGATGAGCCTTTTTTGATTCCGTCCGCAATGGTATTACTCATAGCCATTTCAAACTCACTCTTTGTCTGTTGGCAGTAGTTCCAAATAATCTGAGCGAGATTCAATCCGTTCTTTGTTTTCAAGCGACTTGAAATAAACGTGGCTGCGGCGGTATCTCTTGCAACCCTTATAGCTTTATCAGTAAGCACGGAATAACCGCCTATAACCATCTCATCGTGGTTATACGCCAACGCAACGCCATCGGTGATGCCGCTCTTATAACAAAGAAGGCTATTCTGATAGTAATCATTAAAGATGTCGTTCAAACGAGCCTTTAACTGCGGAAAGTTATCAAAGTTAAAAAGCGCATCATCTTCGAGCACATCTTCTCCATAGCCAAGAGAGGTGAGCTTCTTGACATAATCGCTGTATAATCTGCCCAACCGCTTGTTATAAACGGCGAACAGATTATTCAGTTGTTCTTTCTGCTGTTTTGATGTGAGCTTCTTTGACATTATTTACCCTTATAGTTCCTCTTGTAGAAAATAGCGATATTCACAGCACCGTTATCTTCGTAATAATATCCTTTCTTCGTAAGGTACGACTTTACGGTTGCTGCCTCGTTGTTTTTTAGCTGATTAAAATCAATATTGATGTAACCACCTAATTTCTTAGAAGTACCGTTTATAGCCTTGCTAATATCTACATTCGTCATATCCTTTATGTGTTGTGGCAAGGTTTTTGTGAATAAGGAAAACTTTGAACGGTCTATTTCTGTGATATTCTGATAATTCATCTGCTTACTTTCTGCCTTTGCTTTAATCTGAATATCTTTATTCGCATTTGTTCTGCTACTTGCAGCGTTTACACTGCTTATAGTACGTGTATTTCCACTTCCTTTTGCCATAGTTATTCCTCCTCCTCTTCTTCATTTGAAACTGACTGACTTCCACTTGCGGCACTACCAAGTCCCGAAAGGGCTGCTTGCTGCGCTAACGCTTCTTCCTGTTCACTCTTCATTTCTTCCTCAACCTTATCTGGGTCATCATTGAGAGGGTTAAGCTCGATAGCACGGCGATTAGAGGTAGATTTCGCACCACCATTGGATGAAGTGATAAGTTGCAACATTTCAACATCATTCTTTGGCAGATATGGCTTGAATACTGGCTCAAAGTCAATCTGCTCAGCAACACTCTGGTCGATACCCTTTACGTAAACTCCCGTATTACAGATGCCGTTAGCTACGATATTCGAGCGGCGAGTGAACATTTCACCGAACATTTCTGTCTTTAAATCCGCTTTCATATAAGGAGCGGTGAACATTAAACGGATAGCCGCACCCGAGGTGTTGCTGCCCAAGGTCTTCATGTTCTCAAAACTGATGTCGGCAGTTGAAGTGAACGAGTAGATAATATTGAAGAGATAAGCAATTTCTCCCTTTACACTCTCAGGTGACTTATCCCAAGAAAGAACGTTCATACTTGAATCGTTACCACCTACGAATACAGCACCTTGCTCGCCCTTCTCAGCAAAGCCTTCCAAACGACCCTTGATAAAGTATTTAGGCGTGCCGAAATAGTCATTTGTATCACCCCAATTAGAGATACAAGTCTCCACTCTATCAATAGCCCATTGAACATCTTCCCACTCGGCTTGGTTTTGTCTGTAATAAACGACAGGCACTTTTGTGAAGCCATGAGGTAGGGCAGAGATAAGCTTCCATCCTGCGCCATCAATATTTGTATACTGATAGCACAATCTATCTGTATATACATCAAAATGTAGCTCAGATTTTCCAAGCTCATCATATACATAGTACTCACGGGCGAAGCCATCCATGATATGGAAATCGTTGAAATGAGGGTAGAGCTTATCGCCGTTTGAAGGAGAAAACAACTGAACTCTGATTTCGCCTCGAAGCTTTCCCTCTGCGTCTGTTGGCATATACCATAACTCGGCGCACTCACATTCCTTGAAGAGGGTACGGGCAAGTCGCTTATCGAAGTACTTCATCTTGTTGTCGTGATAGCAATGCATGATGCCGTCATATAGCTTCTGCTGCTTATCGTTCATCTTCTTTATATCAACACCATGTGCCGTAGCTTTATAGGTAACGGCATTCATAAGCAAGAAACCTACAGTAAGATTTACGATTGACTTCTGAGCAGGAATAGCGATTCTTACTGGCTCAACCTTCTTATCCTTGTAAATCGGTTTCTGTGTGATAGGGTCATACTGACCCGTAGGTACTTTGATTCGCTTCTTAGGACGAAAATCCTCATCAAAGATTTTATGCTTTGATGGATTCCATTGGTCTTTAAGCACACTCAGTGGTGTCTTAAAGTCTTTCTTTCTTGCTGTCAATACCGAGCGGACTGTGCTCGCATCTTGTGCTACTATCTGTTCTATTGCTCTCATATATGAATATTTTTTGTTATAACAAGGGCAAAGTTAGTAATAATATAACTTATATAGGCATGAAGAAGAAACCCTGTGTAAACAAAAGAAAAACGCCTATTTCGGCAGTCTTCCAATGTGCCAATGATTGCACTCACTACAAAGATATGCGGAGTAACCGAGTAGCCGTTTTTTCTTTATGTATCTTGCGGCTGCCTTCTCATTATCAAAGGATAGTTTGGCTACTCCTCTGCTATTATAGTGGGAGCGTTTACGATGATGCTCCCTTGGTTGTTTATCATATATTCGTTTCATAAGCATTTCGATTTTAACCCATCAGACCGAGAATGTCGGCGGCTTGCATTCCGCTACCATAATCACCCAATAACTTCTCCATGACAACATATCGGCATGCATCGATGGCGTGATTATACATATCTATAGGCTCATTAAGCCACTTTCCTTCCTTGTCTTGGCGGTAGGTATAATTGTTAAATTCCCTTCTTACATTTGTAGAGCGTTTTGTTATATGAATTGTGTATTCTTGCATCTTCATAATACCAGCTTGAATAGAACCTGCGAACTTCTTTACAGGTTTTATATCAATACCAGCATTATAGATTTCATCAATCAGACGAGGGTCGGCACTCTCTGATATTACCTCAATATTTTTTTTATCCTCTTTCAATATCCTAATAATATCAGAATCAAGCATTTCTGTCTGATAGCATATTTCATCTATATAGATAATCTTTCCGTAGATATATACATCAACAATCGCCGTAGGGTCATTGGAGTAACCGAAGTCAATACCTCTGTATCGGTGTCTGTGCGCTTGTATAGGAATATAATCATCAATAACTACATTCTTAAAAATCAAGCCCTCAACCATAGAGCGCAATCCCAAACCATAAATACGCCAAAGGCTCGGATTCTTCCATTTAAGGCTCTCAATCTCAGCGATAACCTTTGGTTCGAGGAAAGGATTATCCTTATAGGTGGATATAAACCAATAAGTACTTTTCTCCTCATTTACCTGATTTATCCAATGGTCTTCTGAGAAGGAAGGGTTATAATCAAGGATAGAGAACTCCGTGGTACGCATCTGAAGCTGCTGCCATTCGATGAAAGAAAGTTCATTCGCCTCATTTACGAAAAGTATCTTACGCTTAGAACCACGCACCTTTTGCTCATTATCGGTGGAGAGGAACTCAATCCAAGAGCCGTTTGGGAAGGTATAAACGAACTCCGATTTATTCATGCACTTATCATCCCACCAACCAAAGTTGAGCATTATATCTTTGAAATCACGATAGACAGTTCGTTTAATGGAAGGCATACCAGCACGAATGATGGAAACGGTCGTTCCAGCATAGTTGAAGCAAAGCATACAAAGGAACTGCACAACCGAGTAGGTCTTGGCAGAACGTGAACTTCCTTGAAGAGAGCAAGTTGTGAACCCTGCTTCCTTCGCTGCCTTTACCCTCATGTAGTTCTTTGCTAAATATACGTGCGGCATATCTCTATTATCCTTTATCTGCTCTTATTTCTTTATTTCATCAACTGTGACTAAGGTATCGTTGTGCGAACCGCCATGTGCTACGATAAGAATCTCTTTACATACCGCTCCGTTACATTTTCCTATTCCTTGTGTATTCCAACCACAAGAAATACAGATACCTTCATTCTTTAATATTCTTGCAATCTCCTTCTTACATAAAGACCAATATTTGGCATTAGAGACATTTATCTCCAATTTCTCTTTGCCAAAATCCTTATATAGCAAAGATGCTTGTGTAACACTATAAGGTGGGTCGTATAATACCATATCAGCAGAGTTGGATTTCTGCCCTTGAAGGAACTTTAATGCGTCAAGGTGATACTGAGTATCACAGTTCGGATTTAAGTCATTGCGAATTGTTCCGAGCTTGCAATCCTTTGCGAATGGGTCAATAATAACACCACCTTTATTATATTTATCAAAAAGTTCTTTGATTGGCTTTATACCGAAAGTATCACCACTTGGCATAGCCCATTTCTTCTGTATCTCCATATATTTATTCTCCTATATTTTTATCTGGTTCAGCATCCTTCTTTTCTTTCTCTTTCTGAATCTCAGCGAGAATCTTCTGATACTCTTCATTATTGGTAACAACATGTACTTGCAATGGGTCTTGCTTAATCTGCTCGCCCTTGCTTGTAAGGTCAATGCGCTGAATCTTTCCGTAGGCTCTATCAATAACTCTTTCGAGCACATCAAGCCCTTTCTTGTCAAGTATCCCCTTGGCAATAATGCGTTGCATCATCGGGCGTGACTTATCTGTCAACACCGCCTCCAATTCGGCTTGGGGCAGGGTAGCGATATACAGAAAAGACTCTGCGATAATCTGAGAGGAAGGCACTTCGTAACCCTTCTCCTTCATTTCTTCGATGAACAATGACATCGTCTTAGGCTTTGGCGGTCTGCCCTTCGGGTTACCAACTCCACCTTTCTTAAACTTACCTTTTTCAAGGTTTGCAAGCTGTTTCTTTCGCTTGCTTTCATCTCTTGATAATGGCATATTAATAACTTTTATTCCTAATTTATTCCCAACAATAGCTTTTATTTAAGAAAAGCATCTTTATTCTCTTTTTCCTCTGCTGCCATTTCTCGGCACATTTTCAGTACATTAAAGTACTCTCCAAGATTGTTGTTATAAAGCAGCTTTGCTATCTGCTGTACAAAAGATGACTTACGTCCATCTTGTTGTAAGGTCACTATCTGGCTCGCTGGCATCATCAAGAACTGCTCCATGATTTCAACCTTTTCCTTAGAGGAAAGAAGTTTCTTGGTAGGAAGCAGAAAACCCACTTCCTCCAAGATTTGTGTTTTGACTGACTTAACCTTCATACTTATCACCATTTACGAGGTTCATAAACTCAGCCCTCACTTGTGGGTCGTCTTTGAAAGCACCTTCAAGGTAAGAAGAGGTCATAATGCCCTTCTTCTTTGCGCCTCTGAACTCTTTGCAAGAATGATGACCCTTCATGACGAGAGCAATACCAAGTGGTGGATATTCGCTACCGAGAGCATCTTTCAGCATATCTACGATGTCGTGTACCAATCGCTCCTGTATCTGTAAGCGAGCGGAGCAGTAATCAACTACACGACCAATCTTAGAGATACCGAGAATCTTTCCCTTTGGGTTCGGAATATATGCGAACCAATACTTGCCCCAGAACCAAACACAATGATGCTCGCAGTTTGAATGGAAATCGCCTTGGTCGATAACCATGTTATCATAGACGATACCGTCATCATTGTTATCAAAGGTGGTAATCTTCGGCTTCTGTGAAGGGTCATAACCTCTGAATATTTCTTTCCACATTCTGATAATGCGGTCAGGTGTGCCCTCTAAGCCCTTGCGGTTAGGGTCTTCACCGATATACTCCAAGAGTTCTTTGATATGCTTTTCTGCTGTTTCTTTTGTAATCTTAGCCATATTATTTACCTTTCCAATATTCTTTATAATCTTGTTTCTCCTCCTCATTAGGCTCATATACCTCATAAGAAGTACCGCATTGCATACAATGATAGTAATCCACTACGGAATCATCATCCTCGCTGCGGTCACCTGATGAATCCCAACAAAGTTTCCCACCGCAATAAAAGCAGATAGGACGATACTTTGTCGGGGTTTTCTTTTTATTCTTGCTCATAGGCGAAATGATTTATTTCACGTTGAGAATCTTCTGCTGCTGTAAAGAAAGTCGCCACTTAGGGTTAGCCTCTACGAAAGCAACTGTCTGTTTCAGAATCTCGGCATTTTTCTTTGCATCGCCCGTATCACAAGGCTGAACGTAGTAGTAATCTGCATCAATACCGCAATCGGTAATCTCGTGCTCACCATCATAGATAACCTTTACCTCGGTAGCAACCTTAATGATAGGTTCTGCGCCCTTAACGAATAAGCACTTAGGAGAGCAAGTAACCCAGTTGATACCACCTGGAATCTTGTGCGTTCCGTTGGTCTCCACAGCAATATAGTAGCCCCAATTTTGGAGAAGGGTAGTAAGCTCCTCATCCACTTGCAATGTAGGCTCACCGCCCGTAAAGACAACGAACTTGCAATCGGGTGAGAGCAACTGAATCTTATTCAGAATATCAATAGCCCCCATTTCCTCATACTTCTTAAAATCAGTATCACAGAAAGGACACTTCAAGTTACAACCCGAGAAGCGGACGAAGATAGCCGCTCTACCTGCATGTCTTCCCTCACCTTGGATAGAGTAGAAGATTTCGTTTATTCTATATGTTTTCATTCGCATAATTTTTTCAAATCCTTTATAATCTCGTCTTTTTTCGCATCAAACTCATCATCCCAGATGATATAGCAAGTATAGCCATACTTAGCGAAATGCTCAATTCTTTCTTTTGAATCATCGTAGGCATCATTCCATTCATTTTCTGAATGCCAGAAGCGACCATTATATTCAACGACAACCTTCTTTTCAATATTTACAAAATCAGGTATTTTGCCCATGAGAATAAAGCTGCCATCACCACAGTATGTTAATGGAATATTATTATCTCTAAAGAATTGTCCTATCATCTTTTCTTCTTTATTTGGATATTTCTTCTGAGATTTAACAAGTGAATGAAGCATCTTATCAACAACATCCCTTCTACTCATCGGGTTTTCAACTTGCATCCTTATTGAACGCATTTCTCTTAATATCGGGTCTTGATTTGCTAACAGTATTCCATCCATTAGCTTTTTCCTTTTCTCAGGGTCTGCCCATTGTTTAATAGCCGCTCTTCGTATTCTTTCTTTGCGAATATCTAAATCTGCAATTTTGAAAGAGGCTATATTATTTGGGGTTTCTGCTACATCGACTCTTTCGACTTCAATGTTAGTCTTATTCTTTTTATTGTAATCGTGTACTTTCTCCGCGATATACATAAAGAAATAGAGCGCAAAATGCTCTGCCGTAGAATCTTTAAGATAAAAAACAGCAAGATTATGGTCTATATTCTCGGTCATTTCTTTCATCCAAGACTTCAATTCTGTAAAATTAACCATAAATCCAACCTTATTAAGATTCTCGGATTTTAGAGTTACATCTACTTTCCAACGATGCCCATGTAAAACATCACATGGCGTATTGGAATTATTGAGGAAATGAGCAGAATCAAATTCAACTCTTGATTTTATGCTAAACATAAAAATCCTCCTTTCTCCATTCTTTTTGAAACGTAATACATAATTTTCCTTTCTTTTATTTTGTTATTTCAATTTTTATTCTTAATTTTGCGACCGAGAAGAATAAATCGGGTGGGTCAGTACACTGGCTGCTCGATTTCACGCTTATTCTTCAAAGGCAAAGAGGTGTACCTGCTTTGCTCTCCTTTATCAGAGCTTATGGCGATGTACATTGCCTGATAAGCCAACAACAATAACTTCTTTTAAGTTACCTCTTTCATTTCCTTTTGCATGAGTGAGATACATAGAAATTTGGTCTTTGACATATTCCTTTGTCATAGCCTTGTTATTCTGTATGAGGATAGCAACCTCTGCCCCTTGCTTTGCAGCACTCTTCAATGCATTCTCTACCTTATAGGCACTCGCCGAGTTGATGGTTTTCATATCCATCACGGCGTGCTCTTTGAAGCCATCAGTCTTCTTCGCTCCCGTTATATACGACATTTCGCTCATCAAATATACACGATAACCCTTTTTGGCAAGAACTTCTGCGGCATACATTTCCTTATTGGTATTCGGGTCAGCAATCTTATTATGGTTGTTATGTACCACATAATAACCGCCGCTTTTATCGAAGTAGCTATCTTTATAGTTGCCCGTAGAGACGATGGCTTGAAATTCTGATTCTCTCTTAGCCATCGTCTTAGGGTTACCCGAATAGTTTCGTGTACCTCCGCTTGCCTTACTCATCCTCGTATTCAGTTGGGTCAGAGATACCAGCATCACGGAGAGCTTCCTTGCGTTCCATACAAGTTCCACACTTACCACAATGCTTCTCACCGCCTTTATAGCAGCTCCAAGTTTCTGCGTAGTTGATGCCAAGATTCTTGCCGTGGCGAGCAACATCTGTCTTCGTAATGTTGGTGTAAGGAGCATCAATGCTGATACCCTCGTAAGTACCATTCTTCATTGCCTCTGACATGGCATCAATGAAGCCCTTGCGGCAGTCTGGATAAATAGCGTGGTCGCCGAAATGGTTAGCAATAAGCACCTTCTTCAATCCATTACTCTCTGCGATACCACAAGCGATAGAGAGCATAATGCCGTTACGGAAAGGAACTACGGTTGATTTCATGTTCTCATCATCGTAGTTACCTTCGGGGATAGCTTCTGCACCTTCGAGGAGAGAGGATTTGAAATAATCGTGAATAAAGTTGAGTGGAATAACAATATGCTTGATACCAAGTCGCTCACAATGCAACTTAGCAAAAGGAATCTCCTTCTGATTATGATTAGAGCCATAATCAAAAGAAATAGCAAGAGCAATATTCTCTTTCTTCTCATGCAGGAGAGTTACCGAGTCCATACCTCCTGATACAATAATCAATGAATCTTTCATAACTAATTAAAATTTAAATATTTATCTTTTATAATCTTGCACGGGCGTACTTCATAAAGCGTACCCACTCGCCGAAATTATGTGCAGCAACCAACTTTGAGCGAAGTTTCTTGCCCTCAGGTGCTTTTGTTTTATCCATAGTTCCGTTCTTGGCATTGAACTTATATATAGAACCGCTCATATTGCCATAAAGCCAAGCTGTAGAATCCACGGAATCAAAGTGATACGTATGCAATCCTCTGATATTTGTATATCCAAGAGCATGTATCTTGCAGCCATATTTATGTGCTGTCTTTACGAACCAAGGAAATAACTTCTCATATTTATTGATAGGTATTTCTTTGGTTACGATACCACCGATAGCCACATAAGGATAATTCTTGCACATTTCAACAAAATACTCTTTCCCTCGTGACTTATGCCAAACGGGGATAGGCTTACGTCCACTTAATCTTTCGAGCTTTTCACGAAGTCTTTCAACCTCTTTGATACCAACAACAGAATCAATATCAAGCTCAAAGAAGTTCTTTACGTTCCACTTCTTAATGAATGCAGCATATCCTTCTACGTATTTATCGAAGTTAACTACACCTGCTCCCGACATAAATGTGAAAGCACCACTATCTAATAGGAAATTCTGAAAATTGCCTATCAATCGAGGAAACTCTTTATTGTTCTGTAGATAATAGTAAGTTTCCAATATATTTAATCCTTCCCAATCGGAATCCTTGCCGTTCTTTACTGGGTGTTCACCTGCTAAAAAAACTTCCATAGCCTTTTCATAAACATAGGGTTTACTTAAAGTCCCTGCTATATATAATTCCATACTAACACTTTTCCAAAACTTACTAAGATTTCCAGTAAGCCCCCCCGCAAGATAGACTTCCATATCTCTATTATTTTATTTCCACACCATCGTATTCGGAAACGGCAGACTTGATAATCTCCTTAATCTCATCTACCTTATCTTCCAACTCTTGTGGAATATGGACGGAGAGCTTAATATCTTTAACTTTGCTCTCGGTATTTTGGGCATCTTCGAATAGCTCATCAATATCGGTATCATCCTCATCGGTATTGAGAAAAGAGCAATCAACGCCCCAATTCTGCAAATTATCGGTTTCCCATTCACCATTGGCAAGCTCATCCCAATCCCAATTACCTGCTTGCACGTTATCCTTGATAGCATACTCCTTGATTTTCTGAATTGGGGTATCGGTCTTCAAGACGAAACAAGGCAGCTTATCGAAGTTCGTATTTCCACCGATGCGTAACTCGTTAGCCACTCTGAGGCGCATATTACCGCAGATGGTGACGTATGTACCATCCTCCAAGTCATAAACCATCAAAGGCTTGTACTCTAAGAGCTCTGGGCTATCGGCGAGTGACTTGACGAGCTTGTCGTGCTCGCTCTCCTTTAAGTAGCGAGGGTTCTTTGGAACGCCATCAATCTGCCCCTCATTATAGAGGAGCTTTGTAATGTCAATCATTTCACGAAAACCCAGCTTTACAAGAAGCTCATCCTTTGCGATGGATGGGTTCTGTGAGATTCTCTTTTCTCTTGCCATAATTTTATTATTTAATAATTATTATTTGCAAAGTTACGGAGATTATTCGGGTTTTAATAGAAAATAATAGGTTGCGTGTAAACAAATAAAAAAGCTACCCATATAATGAGTAGCCTTTGAAGTTATCATAAAATATTATACCTATTATATATAAGAAAAGCAGCTACCTATCACAGGCGGCTGCTTATAGACTACTAACTAACTATTATTTTCATTTAACCAAATCTTAACTAATACATATTGTTATGACACTTCAGAACCTATATTCCACAATTTCCGTTTTGCTGATGCAAAGATACAAAAGAAAGCGAGATACAGCAAATAAATGCCATATCTCGCATAAACAATCTTACTTTTCCTCAATCTGTTTAGAGACGTTATCTGTTCGGAAATCCTCAATCTGCTTGGAGAAAGGGGTGAGCTTATCAAGCTGCGCCTTAACAGAGAACTCTTCTCCGATAAAGGCAACACATTCGTGAATCTTCTGCAAGGCGGCAAGCTGCTTCTTAGTAGTGACAACGGGGTTGATGTAGATGCAACCTCTATGGGTCTGGGCGAACCGCCGACACTCAGCACCGCCGCCGTAGATAACAAATAGCGGCTCTTTGCCCTCTGCCCAATCGCTTGCGATGGAATATTCAAAGGCGAGGTTATTCAGTCTATCCGAATATCCACGGGTAGCGAAGGCACGCCATCCACGAGGTACGCCAATCATATTGAGGCGATAGAACTTCTGCGCCACGTTGAGGTCAACGAAGATACCGATACCCTTACCTTGCATACAACGGGCAATCCAACGTTTCTTGTAGATAGCCTGCAAGCCGAAAGATACGGGCATTTCATTATATAGGGAGAAGTTCGGCTCAACGATAACGGCAGGGTGATGCTGCAATATCTTCTCAGGGTGCTCGTAGATAGCTGAGAAGCGGTAATCATCGGTATAGAAGTGCAAAGAGCCTTCGCCATTGAGATTGAAGGTTCTCTTCTGTTCGCCGAAGCAAAGGAAGGGTGACTGACACTCCTTGGCTTGCATATCAATATCGAGTGTCGGAATCTCTAGGTCATTGTCCGTTGGGAAGAGCTGGTCGGGCAGGGTAAGCTCATAATCTGTTCTTTTCATTCTTTGTTACTTTTTAAGAGTTCTATGATTTGGTTATATATAGATAAGGTGTACTTATCCTTTGACTGAACGTATTGCATATACTTTCGTGCTTGGTTGATTACGTTTGCTCTGGTACGGCAGAGTAGGCGAGCCGAGCGGTCGGGATGAATGCAATAATCACGGCTTATGAGACAATATAGTCCTCTAAGGGTGTTGAGCTTGACGGTCTTCACCGCAGAGCAAAGTTCCATGAACGTAACCTTGCCTACCTCACATACCGCTTGCATGATGCGGTCGGAGAGTTCATACTGCTGATATTGATTGTATATCATACGCTATTACTTATTATTTGGTTGTTAATAGAAAATATAATGCAAAGTTATAAAAATCTATTAAAAAGCGAATAGAAACCATTAATTATTTTAAATTTATTAATAGAAATGTTGGTTATTTGATAGATTTTTATTAATTTTGCGGTGTGTTTAAGAAAGAACACTATCACCTAGCAAGCTTATGGGGAGCTTTCTAACGTGTAAGAGTTTGAATTTACGTGAGCCGCAAGGCTACTAAATACGGAGCAGCAGAGAATCCCCATTTCTTTGCTGCTCTTGACTTTTTAAAGCATCTGTAAAATGGAGATACGCAGAAAGATATTGAACAATATGTATTGCAATCCCGAACTAAGGAAAGCAATTGCATTTTCCCTTTTCATTAAGACAAGGGTCAAGTCTTCTGCCGTGCAAAGATGGAGCATCAATAAGCTTCACGAAATCACGGGAGTAAGTGCCTGTGCTGTCCGTAAGCGTATTGATACCTTGAAGGCTCTGGGCTTGGTTGAGTTCACGGGCAAGAATAATCGTTGCCTCGTCTTCAAGTCTCTAAAAAGTCATACCTCTCACAGGAACGTCCTTGTTCCTAATATCGAGTTTATCTCAAGGAATGATTCTAAAAAGAATGCCTATGCACAGAATGTAAAGTTCATAGAAGATACCTTATCTGCTATGCTTATCATTGATGTACAGAATCGAAAGAATTACGCTAAGCAAATGATTCAGCAGTCTAAGCACCCTAAAGGCTTAAAAGAGTTGAAGGCGGCTAAGAAGGTTTGTAATCGTTTTGGCTACGGCGATAAGTTTAGAGAGAATGGTATATCATATAAGTATATAGCTGAGAAGTTAAGCGTAAGCGTACAGAAAGCCTTTGATTTGGTAAAGTTTGCGGTCAAAAACGAGATTTTATGCAAATACAGAAACATAGAAAAGCGTTTTTTATCCTCTATTGACTATGTAAAGGATATGATACCCAATAACTATACTTATATCAAGGGAGGGGTAGTCTGTAGGGTGTATGCTAATACCTATGAAGTAATGGAAGGCTCGCCTTCGGCTCGCTTCGCTTCCGTGGTGGTATATAATTAGATTATAAAAAACTAAGATTTTGTTTAACGTTTAAATATAGGAGATACAAAAATGTTATTTGAGAAAATTAGTCGTAGATGTTTGCTTACCTTGGATGGGGGGGCAAAGATACAAGCCGTCCTCACTATGCCGAAGCCGACAAAGCCCATCTTCCCCGAGGAAATGGAGCGTCATATAATGGATGAGTTTAATAAATCGCAGCCAAATGCGGTTCATAAGGTTATCAAGTGTCACATAATGAGAAATTAGATATGGGAACAAAAGTAGAAGTAAAGACTATTCCTTTGCATGGATTATTTATCCATCGCAAGCAGGTTTGGCGGTCACTCGGTAAGCTGAGAGCTGAAAGCCATTCTACGTCAGCGCAAAAGGTGTTTATGAATGAGCATAATGCTGAGGTATCAACTGAGAATGCTGATTTCATTGATGGATTGAAAGTCACTCCTTATGATGGTGAGCTGCCCAAAATATCAAAATACGTTGGCAGTATAAGTTACTACCAGTATTGTTTAATGCAAAAATTAGTTTAGTTATGGAAGATTTACCTATTGGCGCAGAAGTCGTGTTAAAGGTAGTTGAGACCAAGGAAGCTGATTGTACTGGTTGTTTCTTTGATGAAATTGCAAACATTATCAATATAGAAACGTGTAATCGAATCAAGTGCGCATCAAATGAGCGAAAAGACGGAAAGAATGTTCAATTTATAAGAGTAAAGTGATATGGAGACAAAAATTAATATAGCGGCTATTTTAAAGGATAAACCGCAAGGAACTAAGTTGTATGACTGGTTGCATAATATAGATGTAGAGTTAGATACTATCAGTACTACAGATACAGAAACAGTAGTCTGGTGTACGAATGAGACTAATAATAATACTACTTGCCATCGTGGTTATTCCGAATTTGGTACAGAAAGAGGTTATCCTGATGGTTTACAGATTCTCTTCCCTTCTAAGGAAATGCGTGATTGGGCAAAGTTTTCTTGGAAGAAGGGCGATGTACTTGCTAATGGAGAGGGCGACTATTGTGTATTCAAAGAATTTGCTCATTCTTCATACCAAACAGTTAAGGCTGTATGCGTTAAACGTAACAAAGAGTCTATTCATTCTGATTCATGTCTTTTGGATACAAAGGATTGGCACAAAGCATCACATAGTTGTACCGCTACATACATCAATACCATTGAGAAAGAATTAAGTGGTAAGCTGAATATGGAGACCTTGGAGATAGAGAAGGCTCAGCCTGTGTTCAAGGATGGGGATATTGTGTTTATGAAAAGAATTAAAGGTGGATATTATGCAAATTGTATTTTCATCTTAAAAAGTGAATATAAAGATGGAGACGAAAGAGCTTTTTACTATGCTTTCTATAATACTGACGATAAATTTACTATAGCTGAATATGGTAATACAAGAGTTCATTATAGTCTCCGCCCAGCAACTGACTCTGAGAAGCAGAAGCTCTTTGACGCTTTAGCTAAAAAAGGTAAACGCTGGGATGCAGAGAAGAAACAGATTGTGGATTTGAAGCCAAATATTGAACTAAAGCCATTTGATAAGGTGCTTATCAGAGACTTTGAAAGCCAAGCATGGCAAGTAAGCTTTTTTGGCTATAAAGATAGAGATTCTTGTTATTGTTGTAATGGTTGTAGTTGGAATCAATGTATTCCTTACATCGGCAATGAATCATTGTTAGGTACAACTAATAACGTGGAGGGTTAGATATGAAGAAAATTAAAAGTAAGACAGTTCGTGACTATGTTATGAACGATATGGTGTGGAAGGTTGATTTTCCAAGTTTCTTGAAAGAAATAGCAGAATGTTCAAAAAGCATTCCTTATGCTAAGACTTTTAAGATTTTGGCACATGTACTTAATGTACTCACAGAAAGGGCTATTGAGATTAACGACCCTGCACTAAACATCATTATGCTTCGTCTTGGACTTTACGAGGGAGCACATGATAAGAACGTAGATGAGGTTATATCTCAATTACGCAAGTTAATTACTGATAATCAGAAATAGGAGACATAAATATGATAGACGATAAGAAAATAGAAGCTGCAAAGGAAGAAATCTATGAAGATAGATTCCTGTTAAATGGTGAAGAGATAGTCTTCAATAATGATGAAAAGGAAGAAATGTTCTACAAAGAGGACATCAAAGAAGCTATTGGGCTAGGTGCTAAGTGGGGTATCAATGAGCTATTGAAGGAATTATTTCACCCTGCTAGCGAAGTTCCTCGAAATGATAACGGAAAGGTTCTTGCATTCTCAAAAGAAATCGGTTATAGAAAGCTCTACGATATGAACGATGAGCTTGATAAAACCACTTGCGATACATATAAAGAAATGTGGGAAGAGCAAGTCAATATATTCCATTTGTCTGATTGGATATTTGTAGATGAGTTGTTTGACTTGATTACGAAAGGAGGTGAGTAATGAAAGAGCTTAAAGATTTGGTTGCTGGTGATGATGTACTAGTTATAGGTATGTATCGCAGACGTATCGCCAAGGTTGATAAAGTGACAAAGACTCAAATTGTTGTTAATAACGCTAGATTTAGAAGAGATTCGGGCTGGCAATGCGGTAGTGATAGATGGAATGTTAGAAGAATATCTGTTCCTACAGAAAAGGAAATATCAGATGTTAAAGAAGAGAATCTTCGCAAGAAACTCGTCTACGCTATCAGTTCTTTTGATTTCGAACGCTTATCAACAGATGAGTTAAAACAAGTGTACAATATTGTAAAAGGCAAAGAAAAATGAAAAAGAATAAACACTCATTAAAGATAAGTCGTAGCTATTTTGGCGAAACTACCCTTGATGGTTATCCTATAGCTACATATTCAAATGATGAATTGAAGATTCTAAAGAACCTGCTAGAAAAGGTTCTGTGTGAAGTAAATGGATATATTCATCTTTAGAAAAGTAAAGCGTATGGCACAGAAAGAATTTAGGAAACCACCTCGTTATATGGTGGGTGATATAGTTTATAGTCACGGATTTATTTGTATTGTCTGTAGCATCTATCCGTTCAATATAGATTATTCTTACGACTTGAAAGTTATTGATGGGCAAAGCTTGGGCAAAATTTGTCAAAATGATATTATGCACGTTCATATTTGGGAAGAGTTTCTTAAAAAGAATGGATGGACATGTTATCGCTCTGAAGGAGAATGTTTTGGGCATAGGTGGTATAAGCACCAAGAATACCCTTTCACTTTGCGATATAATAATTTCTTGGGAATTATCGGAGTATCTTTCAATGACGGAAAAGACGATACTGTTATGATAAAATGTGTAGATGAACTCCAACATATTCTTTTTGGCTTGCAATTAGATAGCAATTTAAAAATATAAGCGTATGTATTTTGAATATAGAATAGTCAAAATTGAGAAAGGTTTGTTTCTCATCGAATATAAGACCGCTCCTTATGGAGTTTGGCATGAAGTAAAAAACAAAAAGTTCAAGACTAAGCCAAAGGCAGAAGCTTGGGCTAGAAAGAACTTAGTTTAATGAAGTAAAGCGTATGAATGGATTATTATCAATGATTGGAATGCAAACTGAATTAGATTATCTAATGGGTGACTTCGCTGCGTGTTTTGGAGGTACACCGTTAGCTATTCCGAATGGCAATATTCCGTCTGACAAGCAGAAGTGTCAGCCAAAGACGCAGCATGAGTTCACCATCAAGGGTGTTAAGATTATGGCAGCTTCAATGAAAGATGCTATCAAAAAGTATAATCATCGTAAAAAGTAAAGAGATATGTTATACGAAGCAAAACAAGGTACAAAGGCTTATAAATACATTAAGAGTATTCTCGATGCAGAATTTGAAGAGCATCAAGCCTACATGAAAAGAGTAGAAGAAGCCGTAGGTTTCAAATTTGAAAAATATCAGGGCTATCATCCTAACAGAACTCTCACAAGAGTGTACAAGATTACCGCTATATGGGTTCCTTCTGAGTGTTACGATACGTTAGATAAGAAGGTGTGGAAGAAGATAGACGGTGTAAAATTGGAGGACGGTTACTATATAGCTATTGCGCCTAACAAGCGTAGTAAGCAAGGTAAGGCAATAGCAGCAGTACTTACATCATATAAATCCTTTACTCATCATTTCCAGATATTGAAGGAACTGAATATCGAAGTTCCGTACGTCAGCCGATTCTCCATCACCAAGCTTTTACGTCACAAAGACCGCATTTTCGTTTACTTCGATAATAGTATTAGAGCTGAAAAGCAAAATCCAGACTTCGTGGAAATCACGATAGGTGAATATGAAGATTTCGTTAATAAAAAGGACTAAGCTATGGATAAACTAGAATACATTCCAGGAGATTTGGTGATGACAAATGGAGTACCACTAGGTACAGCACAGAATGTCGTTTACAGAGTAACATCATCTGACCCATCAAAGACTTTGAAGTTAGACGATGGAACGGTTCTGAAAGGTGTTGTCTGCTTAGAGAACATTGAAGGTGCGGAATTTGGAGAGAAAGGTTATCTCTTAGGTGACTGCTGTGCTTGGGTTAAGGATATTGTTCCGATTCCTATTACTCAGAAAATTCTATGTAAGAATAAATGGGAAACAAATGATATAGACTATGATTATAGCATCAATGATAAGCTATACTTTCGTGCATTCCCAGCAGAAAGGAAAGCAGGCTGTATTGAATTAGAAGTCTATAACAATATTGCTCCATCTGATAGCTATGACGTATGCCAAGATGATTTTTATCTTGGGGATATTTCTTACGTGCATGACTTACAGCACCTTCTCTTTGGTCTAGGACTTAACTCAGAAATGGAGGTGTAGTATGGAAGCATTCACAAACAATACTCAGGTTCTTTATTCTAGAGTGAAGAATGTGATATATGAATTAGCTAAAGAGAAGCCTTTTGGGACACCACTTACCCATGGTGAGGTAATCGTTGCTCTTGAATCTATTATAAAGCAGTTAAGCTAACCGCCTTCGGGCATAAAAGATAGAATATGACAGTAGAAGAATTAATTAACGAATTATCAAAGGTAGAGGATAAGACTATGGAAGTCAACTTCCCATATTCTCATGGTACACAAGAGAATGGGAACCCCATGAATGTTGATAGTGTATCAGTATTTGATGATTGTGTTGTGATTTATTAACCATCCTGCAAAGGATATAAATAGATAGAATATGAATGGAAATGTAATCACCTCGTACAAGGCTTTCGACAAGAATATGAAATGCCGTGGATTTCAGTACGAAGTAGGAAAAGAGTATGAAATGGACGGAGAAGTCAAGTGTTGCAACCAAGGTTTCCACGCTTGCAAGTCTCCACTGGAAGTGTGGGACTACTACGATATGCTTGACTCTCGCTATGCAGAGGTAGAACAGTCTGGTAAGATTGACGCAGGAGAAAATTCGACAAAGATATGCTCTTCTCACATTAAGATTAAGGCTGAGTTGAAGCTGGCTGACATCATTAATATCGGTGTCGAGTGGCTGAAAGATATTACATCACCATCTAAAGTTAAGACAGATGGTGAGTTGAACGACAACGGAGACCGAAGAAAACAGATTGGCTCATCGGGCGACTATGCTCAGATTGGCTCATCGGGCGGCGATGCTAAGATTTGCTCATCGGGCGGCGATGCTAAGATTTGCTCATCGGGCAACTATGCTCAGATTGGCTCATCGGGCGACGATGCTCAGATTGGCTCATCGGGCAACTATGCTCAGATTGGCTCATCGGGCGACTATGCTAAGATTGGCTCATCGGGCGGCGATGCTAAGATTTGCTCATCGGGCGGCGATGCTAAGATTGGCTCATCGGGCGACTCTGCTAAGATTGGCTCATCGGGCGACTCTGCTAAGATTGGCTCATCGGGCGACTATGCTAAGATTGGCTCATCGGGCGACTATGCTCAGATTGGCTCATCGGGCGACTATGCTAAGATTGATAGCACTGGAGAAGATTCCGTTATCATGTGTGCTGGCAACAGTTCAATAGCAAAAGCAAAGGTTGGTTCTTGGATAACGCTGGCAGAATGGAAATGGAGCGATGAAAAGAAACGTGATGTTCCAGTATGTGTTAAGACTGAGTACGTTGATGGAGATAATATCAAGGCTGATACTTGGTATCAACTTAAAAACAGAAAGTTTGTTGAAGTAACAGAGTAACTAACCGCCCTCTCCTTGGCAACAGGGAGAGGGTAAAAAGAAGAAAATATGGACTTAGTAATTACAATATTAGGTTGGATTGCATTAGGATTTATATCTGCTTATTTGTTAGCAATAGCAGGAAAAATAATCTTTGATGCTGCAACCGCTGATTATAAGTTATACAAGCATGTAAGATTGTGTCGCAAAAGATTGCTAAGACAGCGATATGAAGATTACGCTTGGCTGTTACTCCAGTTAGAGAAAGATACGGAAGTTTTCAATCTTACTCATAACACAAGAGATTGGACTTTTGAAGATTGGAGCGAATTTTATCTTAAAAAGGTAAAGGAGGATAAGCAATGAGTAAAGAAAAAATAAAATCAGCTATTGAAAAGACTATTCGTTATATGAATGGTAACTATTATTCAAAATTTGAAGAAAAAATGATTGTTGGTTACTTGGAAGGAGCACTTAAAGAGTTGGAGGACTAAGCAATGGCAATATATAGAGTGGATTATTTCAAAACATCTAATTCAAAATATGTTATGGTTGAAGCAAACTCAAAAGAAGAAGCAATTAACAAGGCAATAGAAGAAGACAATTGGCAGAAATATCCTGTATTTTTTCCTACCTTTGAATATATTGCTACTCTACAAAATCGTAAACCAAAGCAAGTGTCTCCCGTATGGGTATCTGTCAAGGATAGACTTCCACCAGTAGATAAAGAAGCAGTAGTACTCACTACAGATGGTGAAATATGCTTCGGACATATAGTAGATAAAAAGATAGCCAAAGACTACAACGGATGGAATATCCCTGATGTAGAGTACTGGCTACCATTCGTTGACCCAAAAGATAAATGATTATGGATTTTATGAATTCAGAGCGTAAGGCACGTAAGCCACACAAATGTTATATGTGTGGTTGTACGATAGAAGCAGGAACCAAATATGTCAGGCAGTTTAATACTGAATATAGGTCTGCAATCTGTATGCACAAGGAATGTGAAAAACTCCTAGGTTACGAAGGCTTCTATAATGAAGATGATTATGGGACAGATGATGACTTCTTTCACAATGCTATCTTTGATTATGTCAATGAGCACCATTTGTCCGATAATGGCGAAGCATTTGATGAAGGTTGGGATGGTGATAATTATCACTTGGTAAAAATGATTTTAAAAGAATTAGAAGTATGACAAAATTTAAGGTAGTTAGATATTGGGACACATATCCCGATAGAGTTATTGCAACTTGCGATACAGAGGAAGAGGCAGAAAAGATATGTAATAAATATCGCAGAAACCGCAAGCCTATGTATGACTATTTAGTCAGAAAGGAGGGTGAATAATGACTAGAGAAGAGTTAAGAAATAATTATGAAAAAGAAATCTGTGAGTTATGCTGTCGAGAGTATTATACTAGCAGAGCACTCCCAGAATCACTTTGCGAAGGTCAGTTTTGCGAGGAAGTACAAGATAGTTTCGCAGAAGAACATAATATAGAGTTGGAGGACTAAGTTATGGACAGAAATCAAGCTAAAGAATTTTATCCTTTCTTGCAAGCTTTTGCTAAAGGAGAGGCAATTGAGTGTAGGACAAAGCCGAGTGCCGTAAAAGGTACAAGTGTTCCGAATGATTGGACGGAAATGACAGATATAGAGTTTTGGAATAATACAGAGTACCGAATCAAGCCAAAACCAAAGTATCGCCCATTCAAGGATGCAAAAGAGTGCTGGGAAGAAATGCAAAAGCATCAGCCGTTCGGGTGGCTGAAATATGCAGATAAATATATTTCTATATCAGCAATAGACTCAAACAATGATTATGAAACTGATTTTGATGATTATACTTTTGCCGATGGCACTCCATTTGGCGTAAAAGTGGAGGAATAGTTATGGCGGCATGGTTAGCAGTTGATAAAGATGGTACAGAATGTATCTATGCAGACAAGAAACCTCTTCGAGGTAAAGACAAGTGGGGTCCAGATTCATGGGACTATCGTTCTGATTATGCTTTCTATGATTTTGTTGAAATTCCCAAAGGTAGCATTAAGAAACTCATCGGAAGGGAATTGTCTTGGGATGATGAACCGGTAAAATTGAAATAAAAAAGGAGGTGTCTCCAGTGAG